GCTGCCGATCGGTATCCGGTGTTCGTCGCTGCTGATTGGTTTCCGGTGTTCGTCGCTGCTGATCGGTATCCGGTGTTAGATTTCTTATTATCTTTCCAATTTACTTTGTCTAAGATAAATTTTACTCCTGCTTCTATTATTCCCTTTAGTCCTATTTCTGCTGAAATATATAGTTTGGAACAAGCTACTTTGGTATCATCACCATCCCTATCAATATTACCGCTTCCTTTCACTATACAATACCTGTTCGATCCTTTTTCGTCATATGGTGGGTAATACCCTAATACATCTAAAGGATTTTCACAAAAATGAAAACCATTTGAGCAAGCTTCAATCTTCCCTTCTTCCTCGAACTCCTTCCCTACCTCATATTGGTAGTCTTTACACTTAAGGTCTTTATCAAATCCTTTAAATCCTGTTATTGTTTCTGACATGATTATATATTATTAAAGTGGTTAATCAAATAAATAAAGCGCCTATCCTCACGAACCGACGCTTCCAAAAAGTTTAATTATATCAAAAAAGATTATTTGCGCTTTTGAAGGCACTTCAAGATGTTTCCATCCTCTATGGCCTTCATTATTTCACATCGCTTATAATAAATACGCCCTTTAGGCTCAGTAATTATATTACCTTCCTCATCTGTTACAGTTTCGATTCCAAACTGATATGGGGATATAAATCCTCTATCTTCTAAGTTCTTGAGAACCATTCGGCCACCTGCATATTCTTCAGCTTTTGATTTTGGTACTACTATAGATGGATTATTTAAAAAGTCGTTCCTCCATTTGTCAAAAGCTTCAAATGCAATTTTTAAACCTTGATCGATAGCATATTGTACAACCGCATCCATAATTAATAGTTTCTAACCACTTTGATATATCCAGCACCCCGATTTGTTTTCACCGAGTATAATCTTTGATCTTTTTCAATTATTCTATCAATTCTAGCCAATCTATTTAAGTCAGAAACACATCTGCGAAGCTGAACTGCCAAACGATCACTAAATTCGTAACGAATAGAGTCTTCTTTTTTTCTTAATTTTTTCTCTATCTCTATCCTTTCTTTAAGTTTATCTACTCTTGCCATAACTATTAAATTTAAATTATTGATTTGTGGACGTAACCGGATTCGAACCGGCAATAACCCAACTGGACAGGTGAGCTCACACACTGCCACTTTACGCCCGTTTCCTGTATCACGTCAGATACAGGACTTAATCGAAACACGAATTTTCACACATAAAACAGCTATTCTCTCGAACCGCATACCTATATCACTTTTCTCTCTTTAGTCTCTTTTGGTGCTTTTCCATGTATATGGAACATAATGCAAACACAGTAAATGAAAGCCAGAAAACAATATTTAATCGGTTTGCAAACAATATCACCATTGCAAATGATATTGTCCAAATTGCTAATAGTGGAGTACGTTTCATAAGATTAATTATTTGATTGTTATTAGTGGATGGTAGAGGAATCGAACCTCTCTCAATCGTGATAATTGGTTGCGCAACACGAAGCTCTAACCGATAAGCTAACCACCCTTATTAAAAAGTGCACTATCTTCACAGACCGTACACTATAGAACCACACAAATAAAAAATAAAACACTGCAAAAAGTGCCCTACCCGATTCTCGCTATCGGATGCCGTTCAATCCGTCAGTAGGGCTATATATACACACTAATAGTGTGATGATCTTTAACTTATCGACTGCTGCTGTCTTAGGCTCATATCATCGCCATCGATTGCTTATACAGTTTATTATTCTCCGCCTCGGCTATAATGCTTATTAGCGCAGGCTACTTTAACGTGCCCTGAACACGGCTTCATTTTTGAGGGTTAAGCCTCCCATCCCGAATTAGGAATCATCGGTTTACCGTTGTGCCCCGAAAGCGTTTCGCTCGCTTCTTTTGTAAGTTCTAACCTAACAGGGCTTCGTAATCACTTATTAGACTTAGGAAGTAATTAATAACCTCTTTCTTTGTCTTGTTGATGGCGGTCAATCGTTGAACAATCGTTTCATCCATTCCTTCTAAATCCACCACGTATTTCTGAAGGAAAGTTAATTCCTCTTTTATCTGTTCTGTATTCATAATTACCTCCAATAACTATCATAATTAGTATATTTATCGGCAAAAAACGCCTTCAATACATTTCCCTTGCTTGCATTGAATACTGGCTTGAAGGACTTCTTTTCCTCTTCAACCTTTCTGTATTCTTTCTGCTGTTTCTTTGCCAAGAACCAAGCCTGTTTCAATGCTTCACTTAAAGAGATACGACGATACGCCTTCAAGATGTGAGCGTGTTTCATTATCTCACTGTTATTAAATTTTCCATCTTTTAAAAAACTGAATGCGTTCATCTTAATCTCTTTTTAGTTATTACTATTGTTTCTATCAAATTTTATCCTTTTATTTGTATTAATTTGATTTGACATTGCAAAGATACTATAAGATTTTATACCATCAAAACATATGCTATAAATAATTATAGCAGAAACATTATTTAACTATTTAGAAATATGGAAGACTATTTTAGAGAACCAATTATTAAAAAGGAGGAAAATTATCCAAAAGTGATAATGCCTGAAGAGAAAGATAAAATAGTAAATGAGCTGATTAATCAAAAGAGGAATGGATTCTTGTTTGAATATAAAGATGTTCCAAACCTTAATATTAGTAAGGTGCAATTTGAAAAAGTGATGATTGAGCTTGAAAATATGGGAATGATTAAAATCGAAGGCTATAAGAATAGCGGCAGAATATATCCAACTTCAAAATTGGACACATTCTACCGCTATGGAGGATTTAAGAAACAAGAGCAAATACTTTCCAATGACCTGGAAAGATTAAAACTTGAACTTGAAAATCTTAAGAAAACGGTGGACCCATCCATTTCGGAGGAGGTATCGAGAAAAGTAAAAATCCTCGCTGAAATTGCGGCATCTATTACATCTGCATTGAATTTTGTTTTCGGGAGGATATAATCCTAAATGCTTCTCAAGATGCGCAACGGGAGATTCTTTTTCGCTATCACTCTCAAAACTATGAAGAGAGGTATATATAACTTCTCCATCTTTGGCGTTTTTGATGATTCTCTCTACATTAAAGGCATCTCCACCTGTAAATCTACGGGAAATGATAATAGTGTAATTTGGTTCATTTTCCATGGCAAAAATATTATTAATTGGTTGTTCTTATGATTATATCAGCTATGATAACAGAAAATGCCAATATAGCAGAAGCAAATCCTACAATGCAACATGCCCAACCTAATTTATCGTTTTTATGAGGAAAAAATTTATTCATATATAATTGTTCTTTTTTATGATTACAGAAACAAATAAAGTATTAGAGATGGAGAAATATACATTTCTTCGCTCTTTGGTGACTGTACAGGCGGCATTTGGGGCGGTTCTCTTCGGCCTCTCATCGGACACGATTCGCACAGAGGTGTATCTTCGTGCCGCAGCAATATCAACTCTACTATCCATTTTCTTCGGTTGTATTTGCCTATATGAGAGGACAAATACCTGCAATCGGATTTTAAACAAAATTCAGAAGGGACAAATAGATAGCATTTACCATAATGGCCATTTAGCCATCGATAGGCAATCCATCTTCTCCTTATTTGAGTGGCTATTCTATCTATCCTCTGTTTCAATTTTGATTTCATTGCTGCTATATGTTTGTTATTAATTGAAAATAAAAAAAATATCCGCAATAGGTTGCAGCTACTACGGATACCATATATTAAACCTCTTGTGAGGAAAGTTTAACCACTTTGTCTCTGTAACATCTGCAACTTGTTACGATGCAAAGATACTATAATAAATCATAGTAGACAAATAATTTATTTATGGAAAGAGATGAACGTTTTTTAGAAGTGATTAATGAACTTCAAATTACAGCTTATACGCTTGAAAAAGAAAAAGGCGTAAAAAACGCACAAGCCAAAGTGTCTCATTACAAAAAAGGAGTAACCAAAAGCATATCTTCAGATATAATAGTTGGGCTTTGCGAGGCATATCCGCAAGTTAATGCTAATTACATTCTCACCGGCAACGGTTCTATGTTCAAAGAAGAAGATAAGAAAGAATTATCAGATCCCCCTATAAACCTACCTACATCCTCTGGTATATCAATCACATCAGAAGAAGAATATCGAGATGCAAAGAAGAAAGGGTTCCATTTGCTGCCACAAGTTAGTTTCAGGTTTGCAGCCGGACAAACACAGTTAATCAATACTACGGAAGATATTACAAGATACTGGTATCTGCCGGACTGTAAAGATTGTGAAGGTATCGCTCAAGTAGTAGGGCGTTCTATGTCTCCTACTCTTCCTTCCGGATGTTGGGTAGCTTTAAAGAAATATACACTCCCAAGAGAAAACCCAAACATGATTCCATTTGGAAATATATTTGGAATAGTAATAGAGGACAAAGACACGGGAGAATATCATGGGCATATTAAAGTATTACGCAGGTACAAAGAGCAATCATTATCTTGTAGATATTGGATCGCTCATTCTATCAATAGCGAGGAATTTGACGATTTTGATATAGAGATAGAGCAAGTTAGAAGCTTATGGATAGTTAAGCAGCATATCGTTAGCGACGCCCTGCTATAACTCAACACCCTTTCTATTAAATGCTGAAATTATCCAAATGAAGTACTATATATCAGTATTAATATTATGAACTATTTGTATATCTAAGAATATCAATAGTTCATAATATTGCCAATTACCCCTTATTTTAACTCCTCATCTATTTCGAAAACATACTCTACCACTTTATTTATAACCTTATCTATTCTCGAAAAGTCTTGTTTTATATAGGTATCCGTTACCGTCTTTCCTGAAGAATGGTTCAGACATAAAGAAATATCGTCTTTACTTATATTACATTCGTTACGGGCAATGGTAGCAAAAGAATGACGGGCTGAATAAAATTGGATATAATCAATTCCAAGTTCTTCGCATAAAGATCTCATCCCGCGGTGTATTCCTTTGGTTAAGTTTCTCACATTATTATATCTTTTATAAAAATCAAACAAATGCTGTCCGGATGGATCACGATACTTGTTAATAATCGGAAGTGCTAACGGGTGGATATACACAGAGATGAAAGCGTTGTCCTTTCTTCTATCTTTTGTCTTTTGACGTTCATACTCTATCCTCCCGTTTACCATTCGACAATTAAGCATATCAACCGCATTCATTCCTGCTAGCAAAAAAGACAAGATATAGATATCACGGGTAAACATGGTAGTTCTTTTTCGCTTATTTACTGGAGAATAGTTATATATCTTTCTGATTATATCAACATCCACCGCTCTTTTCTTTGCTTCTAAGACTGCCGGAATAGTATATACCTTGAACGGATCATTAGTAATAATGATATCCCCTTTTTCATAATCATTAAAATGAAGCAAAGCGGCATTAAACACTGATTGAATGATTCCCATATAGGAATGTACCCCAGTATCATTTAAAGCGGGTTTCTTTATTGTCTTATACGCTTGTTTTGCCGTTTTATTTTGCCTAACGGTTATATACCTTTCTTGTCTCAACCATTCCTCATACTCACGTAAAAAACGTGATGTTAAATCCTTTATCAGAAGCTTTTCATTACCATTTTTATAATTAAGAAAATGGCAAAGGGAATTAATACCAGTCGTCTTGACTGTTTTTGTTCCTTCGTTTGGCGTTTTCTCAATAAACATTCTAGCAAATTCAATAAAATCTATTTCCTTCCTCTGCTTCCTCCTTTCGATCATTGCGATTATATCCTTGGAAGTTTCGCACTCATTAACTATATCTTGATGTTCATTTATTATTTGACGGTATTCTCTAACCAATCCGTCTAGCTCTTCCTTTATTTTTTCAGAAGTTATTGTGCCCGATGCGGAATTCTTCTTGAATCTGACCAGTTCTGTATATATAGAAGTTGATATATACGATGAAGTTCGATTGTGGGATATCCTAATTTTCGGATTATACGTATTGTCCGATTTTTTATGATGCTTAAAAACTACCCAAGAAACTGTTGCCATAGCTATCTCTATTTTCGTAAATCATTTGTAAAACAAAGATAGTATTTTGGTAGAGAAATACGCTACCAAATCGTCCTTTTTAACTTTTCAAATACCGCATATATCCACTCTACAGCAGCACAAAAGCCCACAACGCACTTTTATCAACTTTTGCTACCCAAATATAAGAAATTTGGAGTTATTTTCAAACAATCATCTATATATCAAACAATTAGAACACACAGTTCAATACCTTCGTAAATCATTCGTAAAACCGAAAGCAAAAATGCGTCATTTTTTAGATGATTTCCTATGCAAATATAGTGAATACTTTATAGAATAGAAACAAAGTTGGCTATAATCAAAAAAGGCAGCTTATTCGGCTGCCTTTTCTATCTTCTCCCTAAACAACCTTAACTGGTCAACTGTTGGGTAAAACGTAGGGTTCTCCCAGTTCTTACCAATCACAAGGATCATTGAATCAAGATACTTCTCGCAATCGAGAATCTTGGCGCATTTGTCCAGTTGAAATTCCCCAACCGGGTATCTCTTATTGTTGAGCGTTTCTTTAGCCCAAGAAAGCAACTCGTTGATCGAGTCGTGGTCGTATTTCTGTTCTTCAGCCATAATATTTAGTTTTCGGCAAAGGTATAAAAAATCCCAGCATAGCATCAAAAAACATTTGTCTTATCATCGTCATCCTCGGGAAATAGTAACGACATTTGCTGGTATTGCTTGGGTAATGCCACATCAAGCATTTGCATAAACTTTGGGAGGCTATAATTACAGGCCTTTGCCAGAGTTTGGATAGAAGCCAAGTGCTCTTTCAATTTAGGATGCCCAATATCAGTCGTAAGATATTGATGTAATTTACCCTTCCTGTTCCCATTTTCATTTTTAGGATTTACTTTCTTTAGTTCAGTAAGTACCATAGGCCCCAATCGTTCATAAACAATATCATTTATCCAATACCCAACAACACCTGGGTGCCTATGAGTTTTAGACCAACTCCAGTTATGTAATTTATATAACATTTCAAAGAAACTATCATCAAACGTTTTAGCCCATCTTGCAGCCTCTTGTGAAATAAAAGTTTTCAAAAAACGTTGCAATTCATCCTTAGCTCTTCCTTTTTCTTTATCGTACCCTGTTGCTTCGTCAACTAAAGCGATAATACCAACTTTAGCGACCGCACGTATTATGATTGTGGCATTCTTTATATACTCTTCATCTATATCAAATTGCCGGTCACATCCAGCATCAATTATAGCATTGCAAAGATCTATAAGCAAAGTTGCTTCATATCCATATGTGACTGATTGTGAACCACCTGCATTGTTCCTTTTAAAAGGTATCGGGTTGTTTAATTTCTCTAAAGTACCGGACAATAAATTCATCTGAATACCTTTACTATTAATAAATCTATTGATCCAAGTTCCTGATGAATTTTTAGCACCAATTGCACTTTGAATACCACGTCCGGAAAAGACTCTCATTCCGTTTTCCAACACATAACAAGGGAGTTCTAGATTGCCAAGTTTTAAAGGTGTTTTATCAGACCCAAATTCAGCACTAAGTATTTCTTCTTCAATTATCAAGTCAGATATAGAAATATTAAGAACATCTGATATTCGCCTAAGCATTTCTTTGCTAGTATTTCCATTAATGGCTTTACTCAATCCAACTTCAGTCACTCCTATTTTTTCAGCCAACTCTTTTTGGGTAACTCCCTTTTCCTTTAATACTTCCTTTATTCTATTTTTCATATATAGTTTAATTTTACCACAAATGTATAGAAATTAATTTAATATATGAAAGGATACTCAAAGAAATTAAACTGTATAATAAAAATCCCCGACTACATAGCCAGGGACAAGCACAAAGATATAACCCTTGCAATAATCGCAAGAGGAATCAGCCAGTACAACCACCTTTCTAGGCGTTCCATAGCATAACCAACAGAAGCCGACAGAAATCCGAGTGGTACCGGTCATCTGCCTGTGAAATCAAATCATCTATGTAGTCTTTTTCTCTCATTTTCGCCTGTTACATATATTCCTGACAAAATGCCCCTTAATATCTTCGACATAAGTTTTTCCTGCAATGTTCACACAAGAAGTTCTTCGCTATCGGGAACATCTTCTGACCTACCTCACCGGAAAGATATTGGGCTTCCTCCCCGTAGGGGTCAATATTGAATGCTTGTGAGATATGCCGACACAAGTGCCCTTTTTCGTGGTCCCATGAGTTTTGGAACTCTCCCGGGGAAGAAGTGAGAGCAATTACCATCACAGTCTCACGCTCCTCAAAGTCCGAATATGTAAGACCGGTATTGAGAGCCCCGGAAGAGAGGTTTCTGTATGCCTGTTTGAAATCTTCCCCTCTACAACCGATACGGTGAAGTTCGCATAGAATCTCACTGATCCAGTAAGTCGTTACGGCATAATACACCCTAACTCTCCAATCATATTTCGGTATGTAGAAATCCTGGACTATCATAAATCAGAGCATATCATCCCACATTATAGGTGTGCCACTTCCGATACAATCCGCATAGAAACGGGTAAAAGGAAGTCCGTCATATCCGTCTGGATCATCTATGTAATCCTTCAAGAATAATGCCAAACGGGATTCATCTGTAATGGAACTCTTATAATAATCAGCTTTCGCCATATTGGCTACATATACGCAATCGTACCCGGCATCTTTCTCCAGTTTAATTCCGTATTTTTTCAGAAGCTCCTCCACCTCTTCCTTTTTGATCGGAACGAGCTTTTCCTTCTGCTTGGTAGTCTTGTTCTCAACTTCCATTTTAGAAACAGCCCATTCGCACATCTTCTTAGAGAAGTGCCAGCCGTATAATGACAGATAATTTTTCATTGCCGTCGGCATCTTGTCATACGTATCTAGTCTTTGTCCCATAATAATTGCTTTATTAGAATAAGAGGGGATTTCTCCCCTCATACGATTAATAGAACTCACCGTTTGAGCGTCTGCGTCTGCGCTCTCCCATATCTCCGTACATAGGGGATTCCGGGAAATAACCCGGCATACGACGCTCGTTCATGCCATCGCTGTCGTAGCGTCCATTCTCACGGAATCCCATTCCACCGCCACGCATTTCACTCATGGCCTTCTCATAACCATGGCGGCAGCCTTCACGATAAGCTTCTTCGATTTCACTTTTGCCTCGCATTCCGAAGTCACGATCATATCCATCGTGTTCTTCTCTTATTGTCCACATTCCCATATCATTTCTTGTTTTTAGATGTTTCGGTTACTCCTATTTGTTCCATTAGCCTTTTGTTTAATTCCATAAGATCTGCCATATTCTTGCTCATTTCCGACATTTGCCCTTTCAAAGAGGCAATCTCCTGTTCTTGACGCTGTTTTTCAGCAAACTCTGGATTCAAGAGAGTAAGCATCTTGTCGCATCCGGCAATCACGGATTTATGTATGTCCATGCTGTTTAGGATATCTATGCTTTTTTGTTTCATAGAAGCTACCTCATTGTTCATTGCATCTCGTGAACATGATACCACAATATTCCCGTTTTGACCAAAATCGGCAATATCCATTCCTGCAGGGAGATTTTGAAATGTAGTGTTTTGACCGTTGATACTAACGACAACATCAACTACCATCTCCATTTGGGTGAGCTGTCCCACTACAGGAGAGGCTATAGGATATTTTGGCTTAGGGGCTGAAACGCTTACTACCGGACCATATTCAATATATGGATTGGTATCTTTATGAAGTATATACAACTGGTTATTGGTGCGAAGTGACTGAAACATATTGATTTAATTTAAATAGGGTGCCAATAAACTCTGACACCCGTGTTGACTACTTGTTTTTACTTGACGCTGCTTCTGCTGTAGCAGCCGGAGTAGCAGTAGGTCTGTATCCGCCATTAACAAGGAACAGCTCATTGGTGTACTTGTTATAGTGAATTTCATAAATACCGGTTCCGGCAAGGTTTGCAACTGTAATAGGCTCGTTGTTGTAAGCCATCAACGGTCTTGTGTCCCCATTGGTTCCAATCAGTACAGGAAGCGTTGTCGCTGTTCCCGCAGGAATAGGCTGGCGAAGATTAACATAGAAACTTCCTACGTAGTCCCGGTTACGGAATGCATGATTGGGAAGTTCCAATGTCACATTCTCTGTACCGACCGTTACACCCACCGTCGGAAGGGTGTTGTTATTGATCCTTCCAAGCGTCGGAAACAGAAAGGGGAATCCTGTAAAAAAGTTAGGCCACATAGTTACCTCCTTTCTTACCGGATCAACCCCAGTAGTTATTACAACCGCATCCGCCACGTCCGTATGCTGCGTCACCGGCATAAGCACCGAAGGCAGCAGCACGGTAAGTATCCATGTTTACACCGACAATGTTAGGGTATTGAACCGGAACCGTATTGGGCAACTTGCATTTGATTCCATCAACATCGCTTTGTAATGCTTGCAATCCCGCTGCAAGAGGTGCAATCTGTTGACCTACTGCATTTAAAATTGTAGCATTTTGGTTGCGTTGGGAGATTTCAGCAGTAAGAGTTGCCTTTTCCGCAGTAAGAGATGCAATCTTGTCCTGTAACGCCTGATTCTGCATAGCATCCAACTTGGCAATGATAGCCTGCGTGTTAGCTGTTGCACTGTCACGCAAAGAAAGCGTATTTTGATTTGCTGTGTTGACTAATGTATTAGTCTGGTTGCACATTGCAAGCTGACTCTCGTATCCTTGTGTAGTTACAAGTTGCTTCATGTCGCAGCAACAGCTACAGATTTGAGATGTCAGAGCGTTGTTGCCCTGCATAATTGCAGTAAGGATGCTGTTGGTGTTCTGGCCCATTTGGTTACCAAGCCCACAGATTGCCTGTGATACGGAGTTAATACCGGCAAGGATTTGATCTGAAGAAGTGTTCACGGCTTGTGCCAGTGATGCAATGTCGACACCATTTCGGTTAAGTGTCTGCATAATCATCTCTCTTCCTTCGTTCGCTCCCTGATTATTATTGCCGCCAAAGCCGAAATTGCCATTTCCGAAAATAGCTGCAATCACAATAAGCGCAATGATGTCTTGAAAACCACCATTGTTACCAAAGAAGCCACCGTTGCCATTGCCGCCTCCAAGCAGACCCATCAGGTAACCGGTGTCAACCCCTCTGTTTTGCAAAGACGGAAGAATAGAAGCAAGCAGACCGTTTCCTGAAGCCGCTCCACCGTCCTGATTAAAAACGTACGTTCTTTCCATAGAGATTTATACTTTTTTTATTACGGTCAATATTAACCGCATCACAAAAGTATATAATAGAGACTGCTTAAATCAGCACTCATTTGCAAGCGATTTGCGAATATTTTGCAGATATATTGCAATCATTTTGTTTGCATTTTTACGGCTCTCGAAAGTGGATATAAGATAGCGTATACTGGCAGATGTCTTATGAAGTAAAGCAGCTATCTGTTCAGGATATAGACCGTATTCAGTAAGGAAGAACACTACAATAGAACGGGCATCGACGACTTCGGTCACTTTGGTTGATGAAAGGATTAGTTCTGTAGAAACTTCAGTTTCTTTTCCTACAAGGTTCAATATTTCGGCAAAAATCTCGGACTTACACATGGTAATTAATTTTTTTGTTGTACTTTTGCCTTTGCCAATCAGTACATATATACCAAAAGAGCAAAAGCATACTTCGGAATGTTAAGGATATTATACCCCCTGACACAACCGGCGTATGCTTTGGTGTATTAAAGTATTGATTGGCGTCAACTTTAATGTGTCGGGGGTTCTTTTTACTCTACCCCCAAAAAGAGCTACATTTGCTACGATATCCGGCCTTCTACTTTACCGGTCTACGGATTGAATTCTAATTAGCGCATCATGTTACCTCCTTTCTTGGATTATATAATTTTCATCGATTATTGTATATAATTTCATCACATTTCTGTATTTACCACATAAACAAGTTCCAACTAACTCCTGCACCAACATACCAACCGCCCGGATAACTGTATCCTGCTTGCAAGCCTAATCCCCAGCGTTTCTTCTTCTGTAAAGGTGGAAAAGTAATAATTTTATTATCTCTGTATATTTCCATAGAATCAAGAGTAGGATTATATCCACTGACTACCGCCCGGTAATCATCGGTCTTATACTCCTTGCTTGTTATCGGTATCAGTACCGGAATCGAATCGCCTTCTACGGTTCTGTCAGTCGTTGTATCTATCAGAATAGGTAGATATACCGTATCGGTACGTTTCAGAGTTTCTTTTACCGGCTTAGGGATTGTGTCTCTTACTGTGTCCCGGATATGTACAGTATCTCCTTTAATGTAAACTGTTGACGGTTCGTGCGGACTGCATTTCATCCACACGATCACGCCAAGCAGCAGACAGACTAATATCCAAGGGAGTGATTTCATGCTACCTCAACGTAAATACCAATCAAATCAGAGAGGTTAGCGTACACCGCCTGTCCGGTAGAACGGGTGCACTTATAGATAACTCCGTCCTGCGAATAGTATTTGCCCTCTTCCAATGCCATATTGTTGTTATATGGGATCGGATCATCCTTTGTTCCGGCAACGGTCTCGTTGATTTCCTCATAGAGAGCTGCGGTGTTGATGCTTGGCGGTTGATTCTCCAAGACGGTAGCAATATTCTGCCTTACCCGGTACAGTCCATCATTATATTGCACTTTCATTCCGGCTGTTAGTGACTTGCTGATAAACTCGTTCCAATACGGATACATGGACTTCACTTTCAACGATTCGTTATCAGTCAAGTTCATTGTTTGGATTCCTGCTCTGGTCACATTCAAAAGGTTCTGCGCTGCCGCCACCTGGATGAATTCCGCACTCCCTTCTGGTTGTTCCTCTTCCGTCCATGACCATTCATCACTTGACAGAAGGGCGTTCAGTTCCGGGCTGTCAAAATAGTATCTCGGAAACTCTTCATCCTTGTAAGGGGACAAATACTCTTCGTGGAGGATTACCTTACTTCCGTCTTTACTCTTTCTCATTGTGGGGATAGCCAACAGACCGTGCTGGGCTAGCCATTCAATTGTTACTACTGCGTATTTCATTGTTTTTTTAATTAGAGTTGTTTTATTGCTGTGGACAATACAATGTATTTCATTAATATAGTTAGAGTTCAATTGTTTCTGGATTAATACACTCCCACATATTGCAGCAAGATGATATCGCAGCCTTTTGTGCAATTGGCGCATTACTATCAGTTACATTAATAGCATGAGGGGCGGAGGAAGTCAGCCTCAATGTATTACCAAATATACTAATTCCATAACGAGGTGCAAACAGTGCTTGATAGTAACAACAAGAGGCGCAATACATTGGTAGACCTTCTGCACAATGTACGCCATCCTCGGTCAGCTCCATCTCATTATTCAAAGATGATGCACGTAGATTTTCAATGGCCGTGCCATACGGTATAATGAAATCTATGCCATATTCCATCTTTAGCCTCGCCACAGAATTTGCAATTTTCTTCCACCTCTTAATAGTTGATTTTTCAGTATTACCTGAATAGGTGCTCTGATAGCTATGAACAAGCAAAGTACCAATTGCGGCTTGTGGCTGATGTTTTCGAATCAGTCGTATAAAATCACTCAAATGCCCCGACTCTGAATTATTCTCCCAAGCGTCAAAGTAGGGAGCGTAAGAGCTTGACTGATGAATAATAATAACATCCCACTTGTTGTTTGTGAGAACATTACGGAATAATTCGCCATTACTATTTCCGTGTGTTCCACTAATATCTACCGATAACTCCCCAAAAACCTTATGGAAAGTATAATCATGTTCATCTCTATTATAGTAGCAATCCCACCAAGTCTTAAATGATGCAGATGAGCGCATACCTCTATAAACAGCAATTTTTGAAGTATCAAGCTTTAAATTTTCGACAATATCTGCGAGGTATCTCATAGAATCCTGTGTATAACTATTTCCAATATCCAACACTCTCAATTCATCCTTTGAGAAATTAATCACAGGATTATACATTTTCGCAGATATGCTAATAGCGTCAAAATCTTCCGATTTATTGTTCACATACTCTTTTATCGCTTCATCTATATCGGTTTTGTAGTATGGCAAATAGGATAACACCTCTATCGCACTATCTACAACCATGTATCTCTCAACTTCCTCTTTTGATGCATTTTGTACGGAAAAATACATCTTACAACCCTCTCCACCATCGCTTGGAACAGTAATAGAAGAACTATATGTTTTGGCGATCAGTACGCCACTCGCATTGAACACTCTCTTAGCACCACCTCCGAATGAATCAGGAGTAGACCCTGCATAAAAGATATATGTATTACCCTGTTTAACAGATATCGCAGAAGATGAACTATAGGTTTCTGATTTTATAAATCCTTGTGAATCATCATAATATCCATCATAGCGATACTCTTTACTATTAAATAAATTCGAAGTACGTGTTGAACTTTTCTTGAGACATTCGCTCTCAATCTTGTTGTTTATCTCTGCAAGATTATCCTCTATCACTCCGACTTTATAAACCTTTTTGGGAGTATGTGTTTTATCGCAATTGTATATGATTTTACCATCGCAAGGAGCAATCAATATACTATCCTCCAAACTCTCACCCACATCTGAAACTTCCTGCAAAACATTAGAAGAATCAACAAAAGCATAAGTTCTCGGTTTCGAACCGCCTCTACCCGACACAATATACTTATCTCCTTGCTTACAATCAAGTATTATATAAACATATCCACCACCGCTTGTCGGTTCTAATGAGATAGTGGTTCCAATGGGGAAGCCTGTTTCTATATACATATTATTGTCAGTCAATTCTTCTGTATAATCTTCTCCGTGATGCATATTAATTTGTAGTCTTATTTCATCAAAGTTCCCATCAATCGCAGTAGCTAAAGTCCCCCACGACTGTTCAGAGTCTTTTGCTATATCAAATATCTTTTCCATAATATCATTCGTTTTTAATTAATGTTTCATTTGAAATTAAAGTATCGTTATTCAGCATTGTCAAGTAGCTGGAGATAACTATGTTGATCTTCTGAGGAGATTTGACAACCTTTCCCGTAATCTCGTAAACGCCATTGTCACCGGATATGGATATATCACTAATGGCATTGCACGACACATCTATTAGTTTATCAGAGGTATTTGACAACGTTACAGTGATAGTAACCATGCTATCTACAGAGATATATTCTCCGGGATTGACCGAATAGGAAATTGAAGAATATTCTCTATTACTCTTCACAATCGGTCTGAACTCCACCATATCCGGATACAGCGTACCCAACTTATACCTCTTCAACTGACGCTCCAATAGGAACTCGGAAAGGGAGTAAGGGAAGAGTAAATACGAATATAAAGCAATAGCACTATATCTATCGTCAATTCCTAATTTACCTATATATAAGTCACTAACATCGGAAGAATTTCCTGCAACTATTTCTTTACCATTGCTTATATATTTACTTTGGTAACTAATAATTCTACTTAATGTATGAATTAAATATTTCTGACCACCGAAAGAGAATGCACTATCTTTATAATCCATAACAAATGAACCATTAAGATAGTTAGTACACTTAGCACTAACTCCGCCATCTAATTGTTCTAATGCGCCAATAACGGTTCTATCTGCAACCACTGTATAATCTTTATAAATCGGCACTCCCGTTACCTTACCGTAATCGCTTACACCGTCGGTTACTAATGCGCCTTCGTGTTCAGGAATAATTGTGACTTTTACTCTAACATTATCATTAATTCCTCCACTAACATAGAATCCACTATGTGCAGCATTTTCCGTTAGTGGAGATCCTGGAATTTCATATTCCCCGTCTTCTGATATATATTTAACTGATATTGAACCATCAGAAGCTGCAATTCTATATGCAAGTCTACCATTAGTAATAGTATCAATTCCTTCTGCCTTAATTTTAAAAGAAGGAACCTCTGTATTTTTAGTATTAATCTCCAAGAAGTTATTACTATCAAAATTTGCGGTAAGGACAAAATTACTTTTGTTAACACTTACATCGGCTCTGTCAGAAAAATAATTATAATCTTTAAAACTAAAAGGATAACTACCAATTCCTGATTGCTTATCCCAGTTTAAATTATATAATTTCAGATTATGCCCGTTGCCGGAGAAGTCCACAAGCTCATCGTTGAAAGAAGCGTGGTTCTCATTGGTGATGCCCTGCCGGATGGTGTCGTAGATGATATCCGGTTTAACATGCTTGTCCAAATTGAAGTAGGATATTACCTGATTGATTTGGTCGGTAGTTAATGCTTTGTTAGCGATGAATGTCCAATAGTAGGCTATTGGGGAAACTTCACTTATGGAGCCACTGTATTTATAACCTTGAACAAAGAATTTATCAGTAGGATCTAATGCTGAGTTACCTTCTGCTGTATAGTCTTTCTTATCTCCAAGTATATTATTTATCAGCGCAGGAGGATTGTTAGTATTTATCTGTCTTGAATACCCGTATATACCTGTTTTTCCAGCAAAACTACAAATATTCCTACAAACTACGTGAGCTACACTTTCCGAACGAATATTATTAATAGTTGTCAGGGAAGACAATCCTATCTGATGAACCATACTCACCACGGTAACCTCATTGCTTCCTCCTAACATTTCCTTAACCGTCTTGGTGGAAGTGATTAAGTCGTCTTTACCGTCAGTGACGAAGGCACCTTCGAAAGAGGGGATTTGCTCTATTCTTATATTATTCCAATCGTAACGACTTTCTACTGTAAATCCTACACTAGTACGATTCTTATTAATCTTAGATTCAGGTAAATGATAAATACCATCTTTTGGTATGGTATATGCAATAGGCAAATTAGCTGTTTCATCTGAAATATAAAAGTATACGATTTTTCCTCCTTTTGGAATACCTGAAACTTTTATATTCATTTCATTTATCTTACTTTCAATAGAGTGCTTATATATAAACCAACTAGATTTAAAATTTCCATCGGTAGTAATTACACTATCAGTAACTTTTATATTTGGATATATCATCCAATCAGTAAAATCTTCTTCATACTTCCCATACCCGCTATTGAGCTTGTAAGCCGCATTGCTAATCACAAACGGATTGTCTGGGTCAACCAAGTTCTTGATTACAGCCCTGTCAGGGTCGTCGTTGCTCTTGCCGTCACAGATACAGACAGCGACCAAAGAAGCTAATACTTCCGGGTCTATGTAAGGACGGGCGGAACCGGAAGCTGCTCCCGGAACGCCCAACTTAATCGCATTGACGCGGATAGGATCAAGCCCTATCCGGTCAAGCCTAATCGGATTTAATCCTATCGCTTCCATTATTCTTCAGATTCAAAGTATTGAGCCTTGAGGGGCTGTTGTGTAGATTCGAGTTTGATATATTGACCTTTCTTTAGACCAACGATAGGACGGGCGAAAACCTTACCACACAACCGGGATTCTACCGACTGGAATTTTTCGCCATCGTAACTGATATAAACCCACAATGTGCTTTCCTTTTCAAATTCAAGCTGCAAGCCAATGCTTTCTTGATTTACTTGTATAGGGCCGCTTACATACTTGCCTTCTACTACTTGATTGAATGTAATATCTTTTAATGCCATGATTGTTCCTCCTATTTTAATTTATAACAATTCCCATCCGGCTTCTATGTCTGCCATGACAGCCGGAATACCGTTCTCTACACGTGAGATAGCGGCAGCGAAAGCGCACATGGTTGCTTTGTCGTTGATGTCCGGAACGTATGTGTTCGGGACTTGCATTTCACTGCATACACGGCTGATATATCCGGCTGTATTGTTCTCGTTCTCCGGTGCCCACCGTTTGATAAACTCAGTAATTGTCTGACAGCCATGTCTTTTACGGTAATTCTGTAAGGTTCGGATAAGGGCACGGTAGCCCCATTTCATCTCTTTAAACTGGAAGAACGATTTGTCTTTCTGCTTTTCTCTCAGTCCCTGCCATTTGTCCTTTGTGATACGGATATTGCCAGGGTTATTATTTCTCAGACCTCTTGATATACTCATGTTTATTTTCTCCTATATGATTAATGTTAATACTCCCAACGCCAGACCTACACAATCGCAGATAATGTCTTTAGTGGAAAATTCACTTTTCTTACAATACTTGTCGTATATCTCCTTCAGGATAAAGACTACAACGGTTATAATGACCGCAAGCCATAGCGGCATCAACTTCGACAACCACATTACTAAGTTCTGACAGACCAGAATGTGAGCCATTCCGTCCACACCTATTGCAGAAAGAACCTTTCCGACTAATACACTGATTTTATTTATCATACTACTAGTTTTAAATCTTTCAAAGTTTCATTAATCCTATGAATGCCTGCATCGTAATACTCTTTATCAATTTCAAAACCAATATATTTTCGATTGGTATTAATACAAGCCACAGCAGTAGAACAACTCCCAGAGAACGGATCTAATACGACATCACCTGGTTGCGTGACTAATGCTAATAGCCGTTCAATCAACCTAACCGGCTTCTGGGTAGGGTGTATTGCGGAGTAATGATCTCGTGCACATTTTATAATCGACTTTTCATTTAATCCAAATTCCATTGATTGCATAACATTGCAACATCTATCACCAGTTTTACGTTTATCCGAGTTTATTCCAAATTTTGTAAACGTTTCGCAGTCTGTTCTATCTACCCTAATAATTGTTTTCTCATTCATGCCTTGTTCAAACATACGCATGACAGATACACATCTATCTTCCTTAGTAATATCAGATGATATTGATATGTTGTTTGCTTCCCAGCTATCAGAAGTATCACGACAGTTGTTCTCTAAAAATTTTTCAACAGATTCCATTGATTTAGATTGAGTAAATACCGAACGCAACCTCTTGATGTCCTGTATTACACTTGTTATGTCGTACTGTTTCATCTCAAGATACGGAACTTTGCATTTATTAATAGTAGCTTTAGGCATTGAATTAATAGATATGGTTTCATGTACCCTAGATAATCGCATTAATGGTGAAGTGCAATAACCTTTATCCCAGATAATTTCCTCTTTAAATTTAAGTCCTAAATCTGATAGAATGGTATTCCAGCGATAAAATGACGTACCTCGACCGAACAGAACGATAAATCCCGTAGGCTTTAACACCCGCTTTAAATTCGTGAATAAAGCGTGTTCATCAAACGGACGCTCCAATTTTTGCCCTTTTAAATACAAATACGGTGGATCTGTTAGAATACAGTCTACACTTGCATTAGGAATACGCTTAATTCCTTCCTGGCAATCTTCGTTATATATTTTATTTATCATATTCATTTTCTATTTTATTCTACTATTCCCTGTTTTTACGATTCTTGGGCTTATTTACCGCAAATGCATAGAGTATGATAAAAAGCAAAAAGGGAAAAACATAAATAGCAGTGTATAAATTCATACTTACTTCTCCTTTTCTATAATTTCCTTCACATCTCCCTTATCAACCTTAAACACCTTCTTACCAAACACGCCCAAAGCCCCGATAAGATTGATATTAATCCCCTTTGGCTTCAATATATTGCCGACTATTGAACATCCTTCTATGAAGCACACCAGTAAGCATGAATACACGTCTATAGGATATTCATTGTGACTTGCTACGCTAATCATGCAAACCATGCAGACGAATGCAAAGTAAGTCACCATCTTTCCCATGGTCGCACGGATGGCACGAGAGAATCTGACCTTTTCACCCATTAGCATACTTTTCCGTACCCCAAAGGCTAAATCGCAAAGGATTACTGCACATGATGCAATCAGCCAAGGAATCATATGCTGCAAAGACTCGTATACGAAGGCTGAAGCAACTGCGGCAAAACTACCGGTAGTAGTATGTATTATTGCTTCTTTCATACGATACAAGTAAGATAAACGGTTAACAACGATATTACCTCAATCCAGAACATCGGCTTTCTCTTTATGAAGTCAGAGATGAAGTTACCCGTCCAATGCTTCTTCATGGAGACAACCATGTAAATAATGAATCCCGACCATAACAGAAGCCAGTACCAACTGTTGCAGCCTACCCATATCTGGGAGAAGATTAAAGACATGGCGGCACCTATTGCATGAGGAACCTTTTGCTCCGATTTGAAGTTGGGAGACACACCGAGCACAACCATACCGACAACCGAAAGGAATACAAGAAACTGGCTGTTCTCCGTACTTGATTCCAAAGCTGCCGGAAGAAGCAGAACACCGGAGCCAATCATACACAGAGCGAACCAAAACTTATGCGTCAATGCATAGTAGGTGGCACTGATTGAATAAGGGATTTCTTTCCCTTTCTTAATCATCGCATAAACATAGCCTGCGATGAGAATAAATGATAATAGTACTAATAGAATCATAGCTTTATCTGTTTTTGAGTTTATAATACAAAATTGAGCTGTTCCGGGTATCCGGTTTTGTAATTGTAGGCTTCCACTTGTCCGGCATCAGACAAACCTTTCACAGCCGCTATATGGGATTGCGTCACATTGTAGCAGTCAAGGGCGTACAATTCAAGCTGGTTGAGCATAGCCAGCGCATCATCTACCGGGATAACGTACTTCTCGGCATTGTACCAAAGCGTGGTATTCATACGACCGGATTCTTTCTCGATACCGATTGAGTTGACCAGCCCGACACGGGTGTCTTTGTCTAACCATATCTGTTTTCCGGCCAGCGTGAATGAGTTGACGGCATCCGACTTGTCATAGGCGTTGATTTCCGCTATCTTCATCTCTTTCAGTTCGTCAATCGTATGTTCATGCTCGACCAGTATAGGATACCCGTCGGCATTCTCTTTAATCTCTTTACCGGATGATTGACCGTCTAATAATTCTTGCCAATATTCGACACTTATTTCTACACAATCCTTAATCGGATAATCAAAAAATCCGCTTTTCCAATACATTTTTTTATTTACCGCCATAACCTTTTATCATTAATTATTTCCAACTTCCTATTGCTATCCATCTGAATGACTGCGAAGAAGGGGATACACTTCCCGCATTTGCATATCTTCTATAAACCGTAAAATATGAAGCATATATAGCTGCATAATTCACAGACCATATAGAATTATCCGTATTATCCGTAGAACTGGAAAAAGCTAGGGAAAAACAGGATTTGAAAGATATTGGGAAATTGATAGACTGATTATTTGAAGCACCAGCGCTAAAATATCCCCATTGTATCAGCAGACCGTTATTAAACTTAGCATAACCGTTCTGACCGAGTGATACAGTCATGGCATTGGAGAGGTCGGCTAAGGCATATAATGACAAGTCTGATTTTAATGCCAATTTAGTTTCAGTTGGAATACCCGCCTCTATGGAATAATCATTCTGGACTGTAAGTGTCATACTACATATTGAAGAAGGATCATCCGGATTTATCCAAGACAATTTCATCCAGGAACCAACTTGAATATCATTATCCAAAAAATACGGACTATAAATGGAAATAGGGATATTCAATCCTGAATTGGCCGTATACTCTCCGCCATAGTGTACATGCATTTTACTATACCCTCCATCGTAGTAAAGCTTCTTTATATTATTCGCATCTTCATTGCTTAAAAGCAAAGATGGTCTATCAACAGTTAACAACTCCGGAGTATTTAAGATAATGAATTTACTCGTCGACGATCCATTTGTACTAATTCTCGACATTCCCATTTTTTCAAGAAGTATAGTCATATTAAACATTTGTCCGTCTTCGGAAATTTGTGTTTTCTCCGGACTGGAATTGCCGGATCGCACATAGCATTCTCCATTCACGTCAAAATATGAGAGAGAAAGTATATTATTTATAAATTGGATAATCCAATACGGAACACCTGAAGCATTCCCGCACGTGAAAGTATAAGTATCGTAAGGAACGGAATAAAGTTCTATAATTTTCTGCTGTTGGGTTCGGAACTGCTCATTATCAACTTTCTGGGAAACCCCTCCCGGCTTGAATCCTCCTTCTACTCTGAATTCAAAGTATTGCTGTACTCCATCAACCCAAAAATGATTGTCAAAGCTTGAATTATTATCTTTATTGGAATATTTGATCAAACAAGTTTCCTGCAAAAGCATAGGATCCGAACAAACAGAGAAAGGTTCGCTTACTATGTTAGTGCCGGAGTTATCCTCCCGAATCTTCAAAGTATATACAGAATCTTTCAGACCTGTTATACTCGCTGTAAATAGACGTGTAGTATCATTGACTCTATATTCATCCAATAATATATCATTATCCTCATTGGTAATATTATCACAGATAGCAGCTGATACTACATCACTATAATCATCCGAGAAGATTTGGATCAATATTTTATCTGTAGTGTAGAATTTTTGGATATAGTCTATATCCTGTTGGAATTCGTTCTTTAAAGGGTTAAAGAACAATGGGCAAATGTCTCCTGTTTTAATCATACGGTCTTTTCGTTCTTAATTGGGTCAGAGTGCCACATGACACTGTACCGCAAATATACTATTTTTTGTAAATAAATGCAACGGATTATCAACTTTTTATATCTCTCACAATCAGCGTGTAGGTACTCCCTTTTTCTTTGGCTATATTCAACGAAAGATTCTTAATATATCCCGTTATCGCCTCGCCTTGATTCGTGAACCTTACAAGTCCGGTCAGATCTGAAGGAACATCTATGTCGCTGGTCTTTATGTTGACTTCCCCAACTGTAAACAGGCGTTCCGGGATTAACAGATCATCCGTTTCCCTTACTCCATCTATGGATACATCACTGTTTCCGTTAGAAGATGCAAATTTAAGCATGCCGGTACAGGCTCCAATGTATTCCTTATTAGCCTCCAACATGAAGCGTGGGGAGTAATTAAGGTTAAACATAGTGTCCGGGCTCAACAGACCGGAAAGCTGGTCTGCCGAATAAGGCCTGTATAAAAGTAACGGCTGATCCACCGGAACCGAATTGTCACACTCCACAAAGAAAACATCATTATCACTATCGTTATCGGTAGTATCCTCTCCTCTCTTTTGAACCAAGAACTCTATTCCATAGGCGTCAGCACGGTACGGACTGATCAAGGATAGGGTATTGTCGGTCAGTTTCAAGCCGGTGCTGAATTCGTTGGTAAACCGGAACTCGTCACGTCCATTAACACTGTCATAATCCTGCTTATCATATCCTACCTTTACCGAAGAATATATCAATGAATCATTGACAGCCAACTCGTAGTCATTGATTTCCATCCCTAATTCATTGACTACCGTATTTGCGAACAAATTATCACGATGGGTAAACGTCACCTCATTTCCACTTATGACTGGCACATATCCGAACTCCGCTTCCATCCAGTCACAGAACTTCTTATACGAAGTGTATATTTTTGCTTTTGGAAGTCCACGGGCGCTTTCAGCAGCCATGATGTATGTCCTTTCCAATTTCAAGTTTCTCGAACCATCGGGCATACCATAATTAAAATACCCTTTGTATTCATCACTGCCATCAGTCATGCTTTTAAGAAGACTGTTCAATACGGTTGTGGGAGATATAACGTCAATATTCAGAATATTTATTCTGGACTTAAAATTGATATTAATCGAAAATTTAGGAAAAACAATATCAGCTCTGTTTGTTAACTCACTATTATCTCTAAATTTTACCATCATTACAAAACATACAGATTGCCCACCTTGCAAATCAATAGGTATTGTTTCATCTATATATTGATATCCTTGATTGCCTTCATAGATTACTTCTTTTACAATTGTCCCGTCTGTACCTCTAATACCAAATGTTAAACGAATTACTTCAATCCATCCACTATAAACTGTTGCATACAAATCCGTCCTAAATTTCAAATCAATATGGATATCAGATAATGCGTTTAAAAATGGTTTTGCATTATTTAAAGTTGCCCCATCTGCCATCGGTGGGTCATCAAATAGTAATGGAGAATTAAGTGAGGGAAGTTCACTATTACTCATTTTATACAAAGGCATAGAAAAACTTACATTAGTATTCAATGTATAGATACTTATAAATTGAGTTCCATCCTCGAATGATCTTGCACCTAGTGTATATTTGCCTTCATATTGAAATTTAAGCCCGTCATAATTTAGCTTTCTAATCTGAATGTCAGATATAGGATATTCATACTGAATACTCTTTTTCGCCTTAATAATAGCAGCCAGCGTATTGTCTATCGCATTGATGGAAACCACATATCCGTCTTCCGAGTATGTGGAAAAATCCAGTGCGCACCGGAAAACTTCGTCATACTCCCAATTATTATTTCTCAAGGAGAATATAACAGTAGCAGAAGCATCCATATACCTAGACCGATATTCCTTTTTCAGAAGTATAAAAGCATTATTCACAAATTCAAAACTCGTAGAATACGACCGTACCACTCCATCATAATTGGGACGTTTATGTGATAGTTCAAAATCGTCCCAATTCTTCAAATCATCGGTTACATCGTACCTTTTTTCTCTAATCAAAAGCTCACATTTAAACATGGCTATTTTTTCTTATGAATATTCATTGATTTTATATCCTCACACATACGTTTTACCATGAAGGCATATTCCTTTGCGCTAATTTCATTCTTCCGGATTTGCATTCCATAATGAGCCATCACAGCGACACGTTCACGAACAAAGTAGTTTTTATCCATTTTTACAGCACTTTCCGATTTTTCCTTAGCATTTGTACGTTCGAGCAAATATTTACTCATAGAAAGAATAGAAGCAGCTTTTTTACGTATCTTATCATGTTCGGAGGGGAAGTACTTGAATCCGAAATCTGACAGTATCCGCATAGCAGCTTCCCAATCATTGTTTTTAATCATAACCTCAACGCCTTTCATACACTCAATTTTTATGTGAAGGTTGATGATATTGTTTCTTTTTGACATCTCCGACAGGAAGGAAGCGCCTCCGATTATTTCCACATATTCTGTGACAAGTTTTTCCGATTGTTCGGACAGTTCTTCATCGGAATGTCTGCCCTTAATTATTAGTTTGCTCTTATCTCCTGTGAATACATCTATGAATGTGTCTAGGGGGATTTTGTCTAGGTCGGTATATAGCATGTTATACGATGATTTAATTTAAACTCAAATTCTGCTTGATAAACGGTTGTATTGGGAAGCCCTAGCCATTTTGCGGAATGTCCTATTTAATTTTGCTATTCCTTCATTGGTTGCTTCTGTATTCCTTTCGAGTCTACGATAATCGTTATTAACGTTAACAATCACCGGATCACCGTCATTACTTCTCCTTTGCCTATCCAACATAAGAGCGTCAGAGTGCAAAGACATTTTGCGATAATCCACCAAATTAGGGATAACCCTTGCCCTCTTTGGAATATCTACCAATGTAGGAACAGCCGGAGTGATATAGGCACCATTATCCGTTTCAATCACTTCCTGTCTACCTCCATCACCGACAATAGCCAATCCTCCGGGATGGTTGTCGGTTCCCTTTGCATACTTGGGGATTGGCTGGGCGGCAATCATTGCAACTTGGGCAGCTCCCATGGCACCGATTACAGCTGCAAGAACAGCACCGGCAATAGGTCCGGCCTGCGCTAAAGCCATCATTATTGCCTGAGATGTGGCAATAGTGGTTTGTACAATGGAGTTCGCTTTCTGCCATTTAGCCTGCCTTTGCTCCAATTCGGCTTTTTGCTTTTCCAATTCCTTGTTTTTATCTGCTGTTGCTTTATCTGCAGCACGTTTTCGAGCTTCTCCTTCTTCTTTAGTTATAACCCCACTTTCTACCAAATCCTCAATGCGCTCTTTTTCTTCTTCACCAGCTTCCTCGTTCTTTTCCTGTTGTTCTTCTATCTTCTCTATTTGTTGGTCATACATTCCAACCATGATAGAAGTTAGCCCCTCCGATATTGCACTGATACTACCTAATAAATCTTCAATTTCTATTTTACCATCACGGACAACTTTTGTAATTATACTCATTAACCCGCTAAATAACGTGCCTAATCCATCTACTGCATTATTGCTGACATTTTCCAAATGCTGTAATGAAGCCTCCAACTCTGCCCAATACTTCTTCTCATCTTCCGTTTCCTTATCCCTATTTTTTTCCTTAGTTTCACGCACTTTATTGGATAAATTTATTTCAGCTTTCGCTAGAGCTTCTTTTATTTTAAACTTTTCCTCATCGGATAGACCGGAAATCTCTATTTGCTCTTTGAGGAGATCGATCGCTCTTTGAGCCTCTAGAAGAGCGTATTTTTGAGTTATTTCAGCTTTGTTTTTTTCGTATTGTTCTTTAGAAATGATTCCCTGCCTGTATCGCTCTAATTCGTCATTAATCTCTTTTTGCATATTTTGAGAAGCCACAATAGCTAATGTTGCATATTCTCGTTGCTTCTCTTCCAATTGATTCTTAACAGAATCCTTTACCCTTTTCCTTTCTTCTTCGTCTATTTTATCCAAGTATTTTTTGTCAATAGCCGACAACTCGTTTTGAAGTATTTCTTCATAATTAGCCCTTAGCTTATTCTCTTCTTCTGAATTGCCTTTGATAGATGCTATATTTTCCTCATACTTCTTTTGCGCCAACGCTCTTTCTTTTTCATACTCGTCATCTATAAGGGAAATACGGGTATCGGAAAGGCGTTTAGCAATGTCTTCTTGGTATTTGGCTTGTTCGTCAGCCGATTTTTTACCTTTATCTGTAGGCGAAGCTAATAAATTATTAATATTGATGCTCTCAGCTAATCCTTCATTTGCTCTTTTAAAATCATTTGCTGTTTTTTTATAACTGTTCATTCTTTCTTCCGCTTCTTCAAGTCTAGTTCTTAAACCAACAAGCGCAAGCGCATTTTCATCATAAGCCCCTCCCCCTCTTTGTACAACTATTTTGGGACCTTCTGCCTCTAATTTATCTATTTCTTTTTGTATTTGGTAACGATCAACGAGAGCAGATCTCATTTTGTTTTCATATTCAAGAGCCTTTTTGCTATTTTCTACCATTGTTTCTTCAACGGCTCTTGCTTGGGCATTTTCTATTAATGCAGATGTTAATGCTTTGTAACTATCTGATGCTTTCCCAGCTAAAATATCCTCATCTTTGATATTTCCTAGATAATTAGGATATCGTTTTTGGAGTTCATCAACTGCAGCTTTTCTCTCCTTCATAGACCGTGTGGAGTCTTGAGTAGCATCATACAATAATTTCAATTCTGTCCGTTCTTTTACAGTGTCAGACACGCCTTTCCGCATAGCTTCATGGAATTGATTAGTGGCATTTACGGTTTCTAATACGGCTTTTTCCCCTTTAAATAAGCTAGCTACCCAATTGATTATATCTTTTCCATATACAGAAAGCAAAGTAATACCTACTACCAAAGCTGTTTGCCAATTGAAAATAGATTTGGTTAATTGCTTCCATACAGGGATACCCTTTTCTCCGGCTTCCTGCATTGCCTGATACTCTATTCTTGCCTTCTTCAATTCATCGGCAAGCATTGGCAAGTTGTTGGATATTGCAAGAAAGAAAGTATTCCATCCGACAGCCAAAGATGGCAATTCACGTGCTACTTGCTGAACCGACATATTTAATCCATTCCAATGGGAAGTATAATTACCTACATTTCTTTGGTAGTTACCCATTTGAGCATCCATAGACTTTAACTCATTCTTTAAAGTCTGTATTTGCTGTAAAGTATTTTGCCCTTCAGCTCCCAAAAATGAATCTTTAGTCATATTCTTAAGCCTTTTTTCAAGAGCTAATACCGCAGCATTCATCTCATTATAACTGCTAGCTGTTGAAATGATAACTGCTGAATGATTCCGGATTAAATTGGAATATTGCTTGTTTTGCTCCGACAGCTCTGTTTGTCTTTGTTTTAACAGGGCTGATTTATTGAGATATTCAGTAATTCCAATAGCCCCATTCTTATACTCCTTATCCAAAGACTTTAATTCATCGCCAAGCTCTTTTATTCGAATTTTATTCTGAATCGTATCTGCCGTCAGCTTAGTTACATGGCTATCATAGGTTAATATGTTATCAACTATTTCTGTGTATTTTGCTTCTGTAGTTGAAATAGCCTGATTCAGTTGATTTGCCGATTGCGTATAAGACTGATTGGCTTGTGCGGCTGAATTTTGTGCGCTGGATGTACTTTGAAATTTAGAAGAAAGCACATCAAGAGAACTGGAAAGCTTATTTATGGTTTTTGTCAGATCATCAAATTGCTTAGGCAATGTATTTAACGTCAGCAATTTTGTTACCTTCTTGCCATAGTCTTCCAGCAGTTTATTCTGTCTCTCCTGAATAGATGCCAATTTGTTTTGGGTAGTAATCAGGTTGTTTAACGCATTATTATACGCATTGGATTTATCGGAAAGTTCTTGATAATTTTTAGGACTGGTTTTCATCCCACTTGCCAATAGCTCTATAAATTGCTTATAGGCGGCATAGTTTTCATTGAATTCTTTTTTTAGTTTCTTTAGATCGTCGAAAACGCCCTGATCGACTACATCTGTAATTTTTAATTCATTAGCCATATAACGTGCGAATTAAGTACCATGCCACTTGACACAGTTTCCGCACAAATATAAAAAGAATTGGCGAATTTTACAAGCTATTTAGAATCAATAAAGATAAGATAAAACGGCAAAAGAAAAGCGGAGGTTACTCCGCTTCTATATATTCTAATAATGATTTGTACATTTGCCTAGATTCTTTATTCACATCTCCCACTGTTAGATATTTGAACCCATTATTTTCGTAAAATCTAATAGCTCTTTGACTATTGTCATTAATAGCGTCAACCGTGATAAATTGGCAACCAGTCTTGTTCTTCCTTATAAAACTTTGAACTAGTGATTTTATAAGAAATGTGCCAATACCCTGATCTTGAAAATCTTTATCTACAGCAAGTCTTCCGATTTTGGCAGCAGGGTACATCTTTTGATTTAAAAATCTTTCCCAAAAATCAAAATCTATCTTATTTTTGCAATCTTGCATCTCATCTGCAAAATCTTGACGGTCAGAAACACTTAATAAGTCATTTGCTAAACTGTAATAAGCAATAATCTTACTATCCGTTTCTAATAAAGTCGTAGTATAACGGAGATGTTTTAGATATATCTTTGAATCGTTAAATAAAAAATCGTTCAAATCGGTATTCCCGCAATCGAACGATTTAAAATTATAGTCTTTGTTTAATTGGGTTACTGTAACTTTTCCATTTTTCAGTAAATCCCAAAAATCAATAGAATGTTCCACCTGAAATTGATACCAATAAATTGTAATTTTCTTCCATCTCTTTAATCTCTTTTTTCTTAGCATCCTTTTCTTCAGGCGTAAGTTTCTTTGTCAGAGATTCCAAAAGACTTTTTCTGAATCTTTTGGCATCTTCTCCTTTAATTGTAGGAGTGTTTTGAATAGGACGTGCCATACTAGACTTTTTGTTTTTGGTTTTACTTATCAAATATAGAATTATATCCTATATTTATTGAATTTTATGTGCTTTAGGTGATTATTCGTATTTCCTGACTGCACAAATATACAACAACAACATCAAACACCCAACAAACGATCACTAAATTGAGTATTTTCAATGGTTATTTAACCATCACTAACCTCACAATGTTAATTATTAACAGTTTCAGCACCGTCTTTTCTCTCACCAATAACACTAACTTCTAGCTGGCTATCAGATAGAAGAAGAACACTAATAACAGCTATATTAAAACAAAAAAGCCCGAATATAATCGGGCTTTCCAAAGCACCTCTTTCGAGGTATCCAGTACAGAATGTCGTCAAACAAAAGATCTTGATAATGCTTAATCAAAATTGAACTGTACTCAATTCTTTTGCTAAGATATGTATTTCTTTTTCTATTTTCTTCTTTTGGTCTTTAGATGCCATTGTTATTCCTTGCTTATATCTTCTCATCAAAGAAGGATTAATACCTATTTTCTTAGCAAGTTCACTGACATTAAAGATATTATAAGTTTTAAAGAAACCTGAAATGTCATATTGATAATCAAATTTAATATCACCTTTGTTCAAAGATTTAATAACATTTTCATCTTCACACTCATCAACAAACATTTCCAAGTTGTCTCGCAGATCTTCTTTGGCTTCCGATTCGGTCAAGCCATATCCAAACAGTGATACACCTTCCAATTCAGGACAGTATATACCGTATCCTCCGTCAGAAGCTTGTTCAATAACAGCCTTAATAACCTTTTTAGCCATAATTACATATTTTATTAGTTAGTTTATCAAAAAAAGAAATGTACGAGCAAGTAGATAATTAGTTCAAACATTTGGATAGAGTCATTTAATTTTTTAATTAAATCAACGTACATTTCATTATTTCACTCTACTTGCTGCAATATGAATCGGAATTATACGCTCTAAAAGAGCAGGGCTTATTTCAGCCCTGAATCCTTTAGAATCTTTTCCAAAGTTCCCGTAGGAACCTCTTTGCCAGGGTGTCTTCCGACTGGAATGGGCGTTGGGTAATCAGGATGAACATACTTAATATGTTTTTTCCCTTTCTTCTTCTCCCATCCGTTTTCCTCTAGCATCTTGTACAGTTCACTAAATTTCATATTGCTAAAGATTTTAAATTAATACTATCAAAGATCTCTTTTCCGTTTGACAATGCAAAAGTAACGTTTTTGTTACTACCTACCAAATAAAACAGTAACATTTTTGTTACTAGATTAATTATTTAACATTTTTAGCTGGAAATGGGGTAAACTAGAAGGAAAAGAGAAGGGATTAGAAACAAAAAACGCCCCTCTTGCGAAGGGCGGGAATGGGTTAGGAAACAGATGAATATTATTCATCCATTATCTTACAAATAACAATCGATTACTTTTTATCAACATATTCTCTTGCAAGATTGAGTGTGTAGTTTTCATTAATTTTGTCAATATATCTTTTTTCCTCTTCTGTCAATGTTTGATATACGGAATCTATATTTAGATACATAGATTCTTTTTTAATATCTTTTTCCTTTTTCTTATTCAGTATTCCCATACCTAATATTTTCATCTCTTTAAACTTACAATTAATAGCATATTTTAGATTTTGAGACTTGGCTACTGCTACTGGAGAGTTTTTTGATATATTTATCAGAGTAAAATAAAAAGTTTTATATGTTTTTCCAATTGCAACTCGACCATTTAAGCTTCTGTTAAAAAATCCTTCTATACATACATTATTCCCTTCATTTATTTCAGCTAAATTATTAAACACCGGATCTGTTTTTTTGTTATTATTATCTATTGTGTATATGCTTTTCAATGTTATTTCATCATTGAAAATAATACGATCACCACCATATTTAACGGTGAAGGTGAGAAATATAAAACTAGATTTATCACCTTTTTCATATTTTACCTCCTCAACTCTAGCAATCCAATTTTCCGCGACATAAATGGAATCCATGAAATTAGTAGTTGTTTTGAAAAAATCATTAATGTATACTTTTTTCTTTTTATTGTCTATTTCTGTTTTTATGGGATTATTACTTTTAGTTGATGCGATATTCGCAATTCCCTTGTTCACAATTTCAATAAAAGCATCTTGCTGTCTAATTTCTTTTTTTTCTTTTGGACGTGAAGACGTACAAGATATAAACAAAAAGAATATTAATATAAGTAGATAATTGATTTTTTTCATAATTGTGTGTTTTATGTTATACAATGCAGTAAAATAACCTACAAATATCCTACTGCTTTAATCCGTTTTAGCTAAAACATGGTTAAAATTGTACCTCTATATTCAATTTACCCCCAAGCCCTTTTGTTACAATGTCGTAAAGCGTGGAAAGAGTAAGGTTGCTCCCTTCCCTTTCAACTTTAGATATGAAAGAACGTTCCTTTCCTATCTTCCCTGCAAGCTCGCTTTGCGTCATTTTTCTTGCTTCACGGGCATTGCGTATCTGGAGCCCGACACGAAGGTTGGAAAGTTCGGTTTCAATCTTATCCCGACGCGGAGTACCTATTTCTCCATAAACCTTATCCTTTATATCCTCAAGAGTGTAAGTTTCCATATCATTTCCTTTCTTTTTCCTTTTCATTAAAGTATTCTTGCATGAGCCTAACAGCCCGGTCTATCTCTTTTTGGGGCGTCTTTTGCGTCTTTTTCTGAAAGCCGCTCAATAGGATGACCATTTTTTCACCATCAAAAAAGCAAAAAACACGTACTATGTTACTTGAAAATTTCACTCTGATTTCATAAAGCCCCCTTGTACCTTCAATATGCTTCAGGTATTTCTCTGGGACAATTTGAAGCGTTTCGACATATTGTATTGTTTTCACCACCTTATCCTGCATCTTTTCGGAAAGAGACTTCACAAAATCGATGAAATAGTGCTTATATGCTATGACGTTTCTTACTTTCATGTGGCAAAGGTAACTTATAATTCACATTTACGCAAATATTTCCCGCTTTTTCTTTGCCGTTACAAAATAAATACGTATGTTTGCAGTGTTAAACTTCATATTCGATAGGTAAGCGGAAGCCTGCCTTTTTAAGACAGGCGTTTTTTATGTCCTGACGATACTTATTATACATATAACGGCTGTAACCCCCGTGTGGAGTATTAATGTACCCACAACTTGCCTATTAGGAAGTGGAACAACGGGAAAGGACAGCCGTTTTTCTGTCTATAATGCCAAAAATGTTCCAATCATGGCAGATTTATTTAATGTAAAAACTATGAGTTCTTTGCAAATAGCAGAACTCACGGGCAAAGCCCATTCAAATGTAATGCGAGACATTCGCAATATCCTTGAACAACTGGAAGATAAACATCAATTCAATTTTGAATTAATGTTCAGAACCAACAAGTTAGGTAATGGAGCAGAAAGAAAAGACCCTTATTACCAGCTCACCAAAAAGGACTGCTTACTCTTAGCAAGTGGTTATGATGCAAACTTACGAGCCAAAATTATTAATCGTTGGGAAGAATTGGAATCAGAAAAGCGAAACGGAGGTTTCCAAGTACCACAATCTTTTGCCGAAGCATTACAACTTGCCGCCAACCAAGCCAAGCAAATCGAGGAACAACAAAAGCAAATCGAGCAGAAAGAAGTGGAGAAACAGGCAATCATCGAAGAAACGAAGCCTGCGGTAGTGTTTACCGAGTGCGTGAAGAATTCCCCGACTAATATCCTTGTTCGTGACCTTGCCAAGCTAATCACGCAGAACGGATTCAAAATCGGAGAGTGCCGCCTGTATGATTGGTTGGTAGAGAAGAAGTATCTTATCCGCCATAAGCGGTGGAGCAAATCAAAGGGAAAGTATGACAACGATTACACCCCTACGCAAAAGGCGGCGGAGATGTTCCTTTTCTTCGTAACTGAAAATGCGGTAATGCAGGGAGGTAACCTTGCATTTATCAAGCACACCTGTTACGTAACAGGCAAGGGGCAGGTTTACTTCTTGAACAAGTTTAAAGAGCTTTCTAAAGCCGCATAACCACACCGCCATGTTAGAGTTATTAATAGTGCTGGGCACTCTGTACGTAAGTTATAGGGTGTTCCGTAAGGGGAGCGAACGCTTCTTTTACAACGACTAAAAATACAGCTTATATGCTGTAAATCATCAAAATAAAACGAATCACACGAATCACACTAATAAAAATATATCACTATGGAATTTTCAGAAATTAGAGAAAAGTTTGAAGGTCTGAATGCAGACCAAGTTTGCGAACTGGCAAAGTTCGGTAAAGAGATTTTAGACCATGCCGGAATGTTCGGCTTATCATCTGGGTTGCTGAACTTGATTAAGGATATTCTCAACGCAGATGATTATGTGTATGATGACAACAAGTGTACAATCGAGACACTTATACATATTATCAGCCTTGTTAATGATTTGACTGAAAAATGCCTGCATGAACGCAAAACCCCGTTTGGGCTTACAGGGCTAAAAGATGATAATGAATACTTAGGATTAAAAGAAGAAACCAAAATAGAAGCATTATAATAGATTTTGTCAGGGGCTTCGGTCCGGCACATTAGTTGACGCCAATCAGCGGGAAAGGGTAGCTTTTAAAGCTGCCCTTTCTTTATGATTTACATTGCCAACAGATTGATGATGCCCTGTCTACCAATTCCGGTAATCTTTCTATGGTAGATAATATGTCCGTTGTCAGCAACCTCTTGCTTTATATCAAACCAACCAAGCGTAGAGTATTTAGTGTATGGTACCCATGTCTGATTAACTTTGTATTGTACGCCAAGTTCTTTTAAACGGTTATTGAGTTCAATTGCCGATTTAAGCCCTAATTCTTTAGCAACTTCCGTACATGTATAGGTCTTATTGACATGAGTTAGTACTGCTACCTGTTTCTCTGCTTCAATACGTGCCGACCGTTCTTCTTTTAGCTTAGTGAGAAGCTCGATTCCGAAATCCGGGTTATTCAATATCTGGTCAATAACATTGTCGGTAGCGTATATGCCATGCTTGCGGATAGAAGGTAATACTTCGTGTATAATCCATCTTTTATAAGGTCTAACCTTATTGCTACTGCTTAGTAAAAGCGTATCATACAGCCCTGATTCATTCACAAATGTAGCCATTGAGTTACCTACAATCTCCATATCCGGGTTTAGGTCGTGTAAATCAATCATTTGCACATCTTCCTTTTCTAATCTTGATTTAATTGATGAAGGATTTGTCAATTCAACCACCTTACATATATCTGCCAAGCAGAATAATGGTTCTTCACTTGTTCCGGCTACACGAACTTCACCGAAAGCTTCATTTTTGAAAATCTGAATATCATTCATACAATTTTCGTAGTGTGTCCTTTCACACACAGGAATATAAAAAAAACAGCACCGAACGCTTGAGGATCTTTCGGCACTGTTTATATATTCCCAACTCTATGGAAATACTTAATATCTTATATGCGCTTCCCCAAGCTGTATCGCACTACAAATATAGCAAGTTTTTATTATTTGGCAAACAATTATTTTATTTTTCTTTCGACGGTATTTTATTGTTCTATTTTTCCTATGTTTTTTGTATAACCCCCGTAATTTTTCTAACCGCACACCCTGAATATTGTCCTATTCTTCGTATTACGGATATATATATTCGACGAAAACACCTTTGTAATCTTCTCCCTCTTTTGCATACCAAATACTGCCATCCTCTTTTTTGAATAGGACATACACCGATTTCTCCATTTTAGCCGCCTTCTTTGCGATTTCCCGCATTTTCTCTATATAAGCAAGCCGTTTATTACCTTGACACCAGCAACTCATAATACGCCAAATTTTGAAAAGTAATTCTTAAGCGCCGGGTTAAGCACATATTCGAGGAAGTATTCACGGGACTTCACTCCTACTCCCAATATGGCACTTCCATACTTCCTTTCTATATCCGGTCCTATGTCGCTTCCTCTAGTTTCTATCTTCAACCCCTTTGAGGACGAAGAGACACGTATAGAATCATAAAATTCCCCTGTTATAATGAGGTTGGGAGTATAAATATCCCTAGCCGGATACCCCTGGAAAGAGGGAGTAGGCTTTGTTATTCTCTTCTTCATCTTAGCGTACCCCTTCGCATTGTTCTTCCACTTTCCGGCTTCATCAGTAGCAAACCAAGGATCGTTCAAATAAGTAGGTCGCAATGGTTTATCATTCCCATTTACACCTGAATACAACTGCTCTGTCACAAATTCCCTAACAAGAGATTTGTTTGAATCCATAGTGTGTTGAACCTCTCCTTCAAACCCATTAACAAAAGCTGTCACATTATCCAATGCTTCTTTTATTGTAGCCATACGCAAATTATAAGATAAAAGGGAAGGCAAATGCCCTCCCCTCTTGAAAACAAACCACTTAAATAATACCCTCTGAAGGAGTTCTGATACCGACAATCTTGTCGTAGATGTCAGAGAGGATATTTTCTTTTTCAGAATCCGTACGGTCAGAAAAAAAGACCTTGTGTTTCGCAATGAACTCCTTTTTCTTCATCTTCCGTACCTCTTCATCTACAAAATTGATTCCCTCGACTTTCATGATACCCACTGTTCAATACCAACCACACCGTTTTCCTGCAAAACTTTAGGGGACTTCAAGGAAGGAGTGCCGGTTGCCGTGATAACCAAATTTCCATTTTCAAATTTGACAGCGGACACCTCTCCATCAAAGCAAGCAGATGCACCTTCCGCCAATGCCGCACCGAAGAAAGAGGTAACATCAAGACCACCAAAATGCTCTCTTAGTTTATAATTGTTTTCTCCTGTGTCGAGTTTTACGAGTTCAACATACACAAGTCCTTTCAAGGCTTCCACAACATCGAACTTGTATACACGATAATCTGCGTGCTTCACGTATTTTTCGTAATCCTTGAACATCGTCCCAATAGTAAGGTTAGCCTCCGTACCGGATGAATCCCAGTCTTGTCCGCCCGGATAAACACCGGAAAGAGGAATACCAGCAAGAATATCGGTGCCGTCATTCATTCCGTACACTACATTGTTTTCATCTACGAAGTACGCATCAAAAGCAACACCTTTGGCTGCCATGATATTCGCTTTCAGACTGGCATCATATTCATCCACTGTCCAAACATCATCCTTTGCGGAATACGATGTAATCTTGTTAGGACCATATCCGACTGCCGCTTTGTTGGCTTCCCCACCGGAAGGTGCATATTCAATAATTGTCTTGATCGGGAAGATACGATTCGGACGGTCATCATGACAAGCCGCCTCAAGCAATTCCGCCGTAGCATTTGCGGGAAGCTTATAACCATGCATCGTAAGAATAATAGCCTTTACTTTTCCCGGATCAAGCAAACATTTTGAAGTACCGGTATTAAATTGAGCCATACCGGCACATTCTCTAAATTCTGTTGCCATAGCACTTAATATTTTTAATTTTAATATTCAAATTCTTTATCTCGATAGCATCGATGAAATCTCTAAATGGTTTACCGTCAGCTTCCACTCCCTTTCTTCCATATCGGTAGTTTTCTGTATATAAATGAGGAATTACACCGTTATATTCATTAACAATGTCCGGAGATGAAAGTATGCTTTTTATGAAAGCATCATAAACAGGTCGTAGAACATTGATGAACGACACCCTTTCCCTTTCTTCATTAAGATACTCCTTCCGAGTATCTACCATGATAATAAATTCAAGACTGGCGTTTGGGATCTTAGATGTACGATCCTCGATATACGGAGAATACAGGCATATAATAGGAAACTTTAGTTTACTCGTCTCATGCGACTGACTCCATTCTGTTAACTGCCCGGCAATATATTCCCAATCTCCAAACATATAGGAAACATTACTACCATATATTTTCGCAGTATTATCTACAATATCTCTGAATATGTCGTTTATTGATTTCATATTCCTAGTCCATTTATGAGTTCAAGCATAGTTGTGTTAAAAACAAAGCCGTCATATTCCTTATCTGATTCCAGGAAATCATACAAATCTTCATTCATCTGCACCATATTATTCCAAGCAGAAATCAAAAGAGGATTTGGATCCGCCTTTTTGTCATCAGAGGCATATACAGTCCCTACCGGAGTTTGTACTACCCCACACCGCCTAACATAGTGAAAATACACATAATTAGCAATTGGGCTATATCCTTTACGAGAAAGCTTTTCTTTCAACTTTTCCCATTTATCGACATCATTTTTGCCTGATAGAAGATATTCAATGAATTCACGGCTCATACTTTTCCCCAAGACCATTCGGAGGAACTTTCGCTCGTATAAATCGATATACGATTGGAGATTATCCCGTTCTGCTTTTCTTGTGATTGAATCATCGTCTATATCCCAGATTATACCGAGACTTAGCAATCCTGTAAAATATGAGCCGTCAATAATCATTGTTTATTCTCCTTTCTTCTTATCTTTTTTCAAAAGGTCAGAGCATCCAGCCTTATCGGCCGCAGAAGTTATTTCAGAAGTTTCTGAAACTACACCCATCTTTACCCATTTCATCGCAATCGGAAGAGAGACGTGGGTTTCATCCCCCGACTTAAATGCACCGAAATCCTTTTGGAATGTAACTTTGTACACTTCCGACAAGTCCATATTATAAGAGTTGTCGCTTTTTGCTTTATTAATACTGCTTCTTTTCATATTTTACATTTTAACACGTTAAGCACTTTTGGTTATCGCAGTAATCACATTTTTAAATGTGTCAGACACGAATGCTGTCTTATATTGAGACTTGATATAAGCAAGCATTCTCTTTTCACCCAAGATAGTCACCAAGTTTTTGGTGAAATCATCATTCTCCCAACCAATGCTCATGGAAAGGACAACATAATCACGGATAAATAGATAACGAAAGTCTCCCATCTGGAAAGATCCTAGCTTTTCGTTCGGATCTTGGATAACCCGAAGTCCCGTAATCAATTCATCCCCAATTTTAAATGGGCGGATATAATCACCATTGTCGTTCTTTGTGAGCTGCATATTAGCATAATCCACCGGATTCATACGAATGGCATTCGGAGAATAAGCCATATTGCTTACACTTACAATTTGAGTATAAGCGGCCACAATCGCATCATACATATTAGGGGACTTGGACACTTCGATTCCCGTTAGAGAGAATGCCGGAATTGAATCACCAACTCCTTTTATCTGGCCACCGGAACCTGTTCCATTGAATATTCCATCTTCTTCTTTCAAGCCAATCTTATTGATAATCTCGGCTTCAATTTCTCTTTCCAATTGCGGAATATCTTGTAAGACTTCGGTTGTAACCTTGGCTGTCAAAGCTACCTTTCCGGCAGAAACGGTAACAGTCTCCACAGATGCTGTCATTGAAGGTTTTAAACCTCCTTCGGGAACCCATGCGGCATCACCGGTAACATCTTTCAATTCAGCATATACTACAGACGGAGTAGAAATACTTGCTACATTAGCCACGTCACGGATAGAAGCACGTTTACGAGGGGCTACACTGATTTGATCGTCAATTGTAATTCCACCGGCAACAGGACTTCCTCCTGTAGTCATTACAGGAGCAGATGATTTCACTACGACATCAAATTTAACTCCGCCCTTTTTCTTTAGAGCTTCAACATCAATCGTTTTGACTCCGTTAATCTCGGTTACAAAACCTTTGCAGGCATCAGCAATTTGTTCTCCAAGAGACTTAAATCTAATATCGCCTCCCTTTGTTTTTTCGGTCGCAGCTTTGATCCGGACGATTGTTTCTTCAAATGATTTCAAGCGTTCGTTGATAGATTTGCTGTCAGCAAATCCTTTCACCTCGTTTTTCAGTTCATCGATAGCCTTAGTTGCATTTTCAATTGACTCTTTCATAGACTTAGAATCAATCTCGTCTTTAACAAACTGGTCGAAAAGAGCCTCCATGTAGTCATCCAACCCCTTGGAAAACACTTCAAAAACCTTAGATTCGTCTTCGGACAATCCTTTAGTATCAAGGAAATCCTTAAACTCAACCTTTTTCACTTCTTTTCCCATACTTACTTTAATTTTAAATTTTCAAACATTGATTTTACCTTATTGCCGTGCATGTCGGCTTCCTCTCCTTCAGGTGTAGGCTCTTTCCGAATCTCCGGCCTGAATGACGCAAGTGACATTGCTTTTGATATAATTCTTTGTATCTTTTGCTGTTTGGATGCAGGCATTCCTGAACACACTTCTGATATTTCGGTATTTAGTTCTTCATAAGCTTTTTCGACATCCTCTATGGATTTTAGCCCCAAATATTCTGTTTCCCCATTGCAACCGATAGAGACTACCGATATTTCATAAAGCTTTACCTCTTTCACTATGAAAGCGTCTTTTTCCGCATCGTATTCGCAATTCTCCCACACATACTGATATCCGATTGAGAATTGGTTTAAAGTTCCGGATTCGAGCTGTTTTATTGCCTGTTCTCCCCTCGGGACTTCATCTATTTTTGCTTCGAAATAAAGTCCTTTTTCATCTTCATTTAATACTGCAATCCGGCCTATAGGCTCATTCATATTATGCATCCAAAGCATAATTATCTTATCGTTAGCCGGGCTTTCCGGCCCTCTGTCCTGGATGCTCTTGGAAAAACATCCTTTTATCAGAATATCACCCGCTTTGTCCTTGTTCCCAAAAATGGCGGCATATCCGCTAATGGTACGGCTTTCATTGTCGTAGTTTACTTCTTTTGCATAAATAGAGAATGTCTTATACTGCATCCCCATTCTTCCGCTATATTTATTAGTTTTGTCCATTTTCAATAGAGTTATTAGTTTTTAATTCACCTTTTGGATTATCAGGATCGATATCTATAAACTTTGCCAGCTCATTCCTGGATTCATCAAGAGTTATCTGACCTTTTTCAACTAATTGAATTAAAGAAGAAGCCATTTTCTGAAAAGCGGAAGAAGATGCGGACTTGTCTTTCTGAAGGCAATCAATATGAGTATAATCCAACTTTATAAAAACACCTTTGGGACAAATTGCGTCTGTCAAAGCCTCTGACACTTTTTCTGAATCAGGAATAATAAGACCTTGGTAAGCGGACTTTTCCGCTATGCTTTTGTTGTCATATTTAGATTCATCAAATAAACTATAATCAATACCTATCGCATTGCATATCTTTCTGCTACACCGCTTATCCTCTTCGTGAAGTTTAAGCTGGGACGCATCATAATTTAAGGGAATCCATCCAAGTTTTATCTTTGACGTCAGGATAGGAAATTTATTGAGAATACCATATTTTTCTTTTAGTTTAGATTCCAATATTTCTTTTTCCTCTGGTGTCATAGCCTGATTACCCATCTTATCGGTATAATCAGAATAAATAATACCTTTGGGACCACCATTTACAATTAACTGATAACTGGCTGCCATTGCTGCAATCCAGTTATTAATTGGCATAGAAAGGGAGTCTGTAACCGAAGAGAATTCTATATCCTGATTAGAGCCATTAACTTTTGCAGAACTATCATAAATTACAAAATAATCTTCGTCGGATAATTCTTCTTGCAAACCATTCCATTCAAGATAAACTCTAGAAACAATATCTTCTATATCATACTGGCGAAATAGTTTCCCGGAAGAAACCATGTGAAATATCTGTGCAGGTATGACATACATTGCGAGTGGAGATGAGTTTTTTGCTGCTCTTACAGTGAAAATGGGACAATATCCGAAAAGCTTAAGAGACATCTCAATCTCTTTAAAGAATCCAGCTCTTGTTTGAAGTGGGTTAGGACGCGACAGCAATTCTCTAATATCATTATATTCCTCTTTCTCATTCCCATCCTTGTCTGTGACATATATTCTCCCATTCGCAAAAAGAGAACCTATTTTATTTATAACAGTAGAGAATGGGGTGCATACAAGAAGAGAATCTGCTTTATCCTTATCCAGGGTTAGATTATAATCATTTTTGATGTTACCAGATGGCGAGAAGAAATTGGTAAGATACAAGAAATTCCCATTAGAATCCTTTTCAATAGCTTTTACTGTCTCTCTCATTGAGGGAACAGATATATTAATTTTTTTTTGAAACCAATTTCCTAATTTAAACATAAAAAGAATGATTATCTGATTTGAGATAACCATTCCCTACGAAATGAAGAGGTCTTTACGGAAAAAAATACTAACGAAAAATCCGATAGTATAAAAATTATAGGTTCCGTGCATCTTCACACGAAGGGATTGTTATCCTCACCGCAAATATAGAAATAATTTCTATTTAGTCCAAATAAAAATAGATAATTATTATTCGTAATTATATCACTTTTGAAGATTTTGCACGAGCGCACACGCAAGATAATACATACATGCCTTCAAAGCTGTTAATACCATCATAATCAGACATGTTAGCGATTAATGCAGAAAATGAATCATCGGATTCCGGGAAGTAGATTGTTTTAATAATCGATTTATACGATTCAATCATAGTTTTCTTATCTGTTGATTCTTCTCTTACCCACAAATCATGATCTATAAGCTTCCTATAATCGTCTGCGTAATGTTTCATTTCTACGGGAATCTCCATTTGTACATTCCCGTCTGTTTTATTAATAAGTTGGTCAACAGATATTAGCGAATCGGAGAACAAGCAGTCAATCATGAATATCTTTCCGCCAACAACGCAATAAGAAACCATTATAAACAATCCGTTTATATTAGGGTGTATTTCAACAAAAATTTGATTATTTACCCCTATTTCCTCTTTCTTGTAGTACAGAATATCTACCTCACCTCTCATCTCCACAGTTCCTGTAAGAGCGTCGCATGCGTCATCGTGAGCGTTTTTCCCCCTTTTCCTGTATGTTTTCAGTTGAGACGCAAATTCCGGCCACCTTCTTTCCCAATCAGCAGGGAAATAAGTAAGGTTCATCACCTCGGAAGATCTGGTAAAGATCCGAACCTCTTTGTTTTTTGACTGATGAAACCAGCTTACTTGAGTCTTGGAGTTGCCAATCATCCGCATTTGTTTCTCTACATTCCGGGCAAATCCCCTTCCTCCATTATTGCTTTCTATATTTGCCTTGGATATTTGGTCTTTAGTGAGCATTTTAGCAGTTTCCGGTTCGGTAAATTCCATCTCCTTTTGTGTAAAAAGGACATCAAGAATGAAATTCCCTATCTCTGTATCGATATAATCAATAGAACATAAATAATCGCTTCCGGTATCGGCTGTATCTGTATAGTTTTTCCTTATTGCTCTATTGGTTATCGGAATAGCCTCATAAGTCTTAAACTTTCCATACATTAATCCTTCCATAGGAGTTGGATTCTGCATATATTGGGTTTCAAAAACATAGCTATTCACCCTCTGCATCCTATGCAACTCTTCGATGGTATGTTTAAACTCCCATAAAGCTTTCTCCTTGCCATTTTCATATATTATTGCCGGAAGAGATAAGACGGTCCATTCTCCCGGCTCTGTTTCCATCAAATACCCGCAAAGATCATGCTCATGAAGTCTTTGCATAATGATTATAATAGGGGTATTCCGTGAGTTTACACGGTTTCTTATAGTTGTTTCAAACCGTTGGTTTACCTTTTCTCTTGGAGTGTCCGATATTGCATCTTCAGGTTTAACCGGGTCGTCAATAATCAATGCACCTGCAAATTTAGATGACGGTTTGAACTCTTCTAATTCTTTGGATAGATCGTTTTCATCATCGACTGCACCAGCACCAAAACCTGTGACTTGTCCCCCAGAAGCTGTTGCGTACATTCCCCCGCCTTCTGTTGTATACCACTTCTTTTTTGCATCGCTTGTTTTCTTTATGTCTACATAAGGGAATACACGCTTATATTCTTCCGACTTAACTATATCTCTTACCTCTTCTGAATTATCATTGGCCAGATCATCTGAATAAGATAAATGAAGGAATTTGGCAGAAGGATTGACTGCAAGACCATATGAAATAAAGTTTTTAACCACTAATTCTGTATTATGAGTAAGTATTAAATCTCTTCCAGCTGCAAAAAGATGATCTTCGGAGTCTACTCTAAAACATATAGTCTCTCTATCTTGAACCTTAGTAATAGCCGTAATAAATCGTTTTGAAAAATGCCGCTTATTTAAAGGCTTATACTTTCGGCTTTTCCTTTCTAATCTGAAGGGATTCTTAGGACTACGAATCATTATAATAGGGCCACATTCCGTACAATACATTCCCAAACTTTCTATTAGAGTCCTTGCATCTTTCCTTAAGCGATCATTTACAAAACATAAAGAACATTGATGAGAAATTGCCCCGCATGTCCCATCAGAGTCCATCATCCCTTGAAGAAGTGCAAATCTGCTGTCAATATCGGATAATAGATACTGAATTGGAATGTGTTTATTACCGATTACCCCAAGTTTTTTAAGCGTACTCACAAATCCTCCACGAATTCCATATTCTGTAGCTTTCCCTGCATTTTGATGAGTCCTAATTGTTATCGGATATTTTGATCTAAATGCTTGAACTACTTCAATATCCATTGTGCAAAATTCAGCCTTATAGCTCGAACCATTACCTAGCCAATATCCGAAAAGATATGGGTCAATTGGCAATATCTTTTCCTCATTTCTTATAGGAGAAATAGGCTTTATAATCGGGATGTCATATTTTTTATGTCCATCAGAATCATATAGCCTTTCAGACATTTCTTTTGTACGCTTTATTACTTTATGTTGACCTTTAAGTTTATCCCATCTCTTACGTTCATGAACAGCCCATAAATGATCCCCACTTGTAACAAGATGAGTTCCATCGGAAAATTCAACATTATAAGCATCTGTTATACCTTGCGGGTAAACTCCAAGTACCTTAGTCGGCTTACCATCACTTCCAAAAAGATAATCTCCAATTTGTACTTCTGAAGCCTTTTTCCAACCATTCATGGTTAGCATCGGTGTTTCATTATCAATAGCCTTGGAATATCTTGGAGCTATGTTTATAATCAGCTTCTTTATCTTTCCGTCAATCACATCATCAAGAGCCTGGCATATCTTTACGTGATGGTCATTTACTACAAATTTGCGACCGAATCTTGCTTTAAAGAAATATCTCGTATAGTTTAACGTCCCTGATAGGCAAAACGCCCGTATATAATCATATCCTTCCCCCATCATAAGTCTTCTATTATTCGTTTGGCTTCCTCTTTGGTCATAGGAGATGCAATGTTTATATTCATATCTTGCGGAGAATCAAAACCAAGCATTTTGCAAAGTCGTTGGATAGTCCATGTACGCCCATTCAGTTTTATTTCAATCCCCTCTTTCCCCTGTTTCACGCTTTCGACTTGCATTGCCATTTCGTCAGTCCAGTCTTCACTATCTTTGAAAGTAACATTGCCGTCCTTTATGGCAAGGAAATTGCGTATATCAGCATACATAAAGCTTCTTAGCATCTTCAATACTTCTTCTTTTGTAATGTCTGATTTCTTCTTTAGCTCTTCTTGAAGCTCTTTTATCCTTTGGGAAACCTTTGGGTTATTTAATAGTTTAGATGATTCTTCCCAAATTTGTTTTTCTTTCATCTTTGAGCAAGAATATGCACGCCTATAAGCCTCGGACGCATTTCCACACTCAATATAGTAATTGCAAAAATTTTCCTGTTTAACTGATAGCTTCATGGTCTTTTCGTCTGATTAGCTACATGCCACTTGACATGTAGCACAAAGTTAATAATTCCTGTTTATTACTTTACACTCCTCCCCCACATATTCGCATTATACAGGGAATAAGCCCATAATTTAATCTCTCAGTCTTTTTCTAGGAATTTCTCTCTCATGGCTGATTCAAAGCAGTCAGCCAGTAGGTTGTTGTCTATTTCTTGTTTCATAATCATTTATCAATACTTACTTAGTAATTTGTAAAACATTCGCCTTTTCTCTATGTATTTAAGACCATGTCGTCTAAGACCTCGCTTTGATTTTGATACAGTCATTTGACAACCTGCAACGCCAACGTAGATGCAATTTGAATGATGCCTTCTAGCTTCTTTGAAAGCCCACCAAATCGCTTCACGACAATATCTATAGCTATCATTTTGAACACCCTCGTATCCTCTACTCAAAATGAAGTGACCTATTTCATTTGCTTCTTCTTCTGAATAGCATATTGTGAATATATTATTCATCCTTTCTTTGTTTTACTTGTTCAACCAAAAACTTTTTAAAATCATTCTTATACTGGCTGTGAATGATTTTATACTGATGGGATAGATTAGGCAATTGTTTGTAACCTTATTCATTATTAATATCTTTTCCCATGTTTGTTTTCTCGTAATTCGTTATATCTCATTTTCTGCTCGATATACCAAAACAGCTCTATACCCAGCATATCAGCCAAGACAAACACCTGCGTAATCGCATAATTAACCTGCTCTTCCAATGAATATTTATAATTCATTATATCTTTTACGATGGCATAGATATTTTCAGTAAATGTTTTCTTTTTAGACACTACATTTACAAGTGCAAACCTATTAAGATTGAGGTTGCGAAGCCCAGCCAAATCGAGCAAACGGATAACGGCATCGGAAAGTTCTTCGGCTACAGTGCCTTTAATACAACAATCATACACCTTCTTGAAATCGTTCATAGGATATGAGATACCCCTCTCGAATTGCATTACATTGGGCTGTTTTCCTCTTCTGTCAGCTTCTACAGCTTCCATCAGTTCAGATATAACAAGGCAAATAAGGTGTTCATTGCTCAGTTCTGTATCATGAAATCCATGCTCGCAGGCGGTTTTATAAGCACGGTTACGCAGTTCGTTCAAATTGACATTCTCCATAATCATATAAGTTTTAATGCTTTTTGTATTCCAGCCTCCAATGCTTCTTCATAGGTGTCCCACTGACCACCATCGTTAGGACCTTTAAATATTCCATCGGTTATATGAGTTCCATTGTCAGCCTTGCATATATCATAGCCATAACCGCAAGCGTTTCTAATGATGGAAATATGTAGATTTTTGGTTTCACGTAGCCACTTAGCAGCAATCGACTGAGTTGGACGAGAATATGCACCTTTAGGCAAGTCCTTATTGGTTCGGAACACAGATTGCATCATCCGACCATTATCTTCCCTGATAATATCTTTACAATACTCATTAAACCCTTTCTCTTTCAGCAGCTTCGCTGTCTCTAATGTTATAAGTTCTTCGGTCATGACTATTCATTTTTAAGTTCTTTCAATACCTTTTTCGCTATCTCATAGTGAGACAACTGCCAATCAGAACAAATATCATCCGCTTCATCATCGTAATGATTGGCGTATACGTATAAGTCCAATTCTTCCCTAAACTGTTCTCCGCATAATCCATTGTCATCACAATCATCGTACATTCTCAATTCATGGGCAACTTCCTTACATTCTTGATGTGTGATAAAGTCATACACGACCCCGTCATATACATTTGTCTGGCGAACATATTTTTGTCCCGGCTGTATCTTATAGCCACAAAACTCACATATATGCTCTTTCTTGGCTGTTGGATAAGTTTCTTTTAGTATTGTTGGCATGGTTATTCCTCCTTCTTTACCAATTCAACTTCTGTCGGCTCTTTATCTTCCCACTTTACTTCGGGAAATAGAGAAGAATCTAGCTTGTAGAAATCATGGGGATTGTCACTACATAATTGCCAACTTTCCGAATACTTCATGGGTTGCTTTTTATAAAGATACAAATCACCATCTTTGTCTCTTGCTATATACATAATTAATCTCCTTTCTCTTTAATCCGTTCTAATACATCCCTGTTGGCTTCAAGTATCTCATTGAAAGACGGGATGGGCATCCATGCGATAATCTTACTATCTCCAAAACGCCAAACTTCGTATTGTTTATGGTAAAAACTCGTTTGTACCATTAATGTTGAAACATACTCATATAAGACAATTACTTCTTTTCCTTCTTCCGGCAATCGTTCTTTCACGCTTATCCACGGGGATTGCTTGGCTCCAGCCTCATAACCTTTTGCATACACTTTTCGTAAATAACCCTCTATTACACGAGGTTGGTTTATCCGGTTAGCCAATAGGCTTACTATATCTTTTAATATCATACTATTTATTGTTTAATTTTTCTTCAAACTCCGCAATGATGCAATCTGCATCACCGCCATGTACCCAGTTTTCTAAAACAGAGGAAAGGATCTCAATTGATTGCTTTGCCTGCCATTCTGCACCAGCTATGAAGTCTTCACTGCAATTACCCTTGCGTAGAACATAATTGTCCGCATCCACTTCTTTGAGAACGTTTCTCCGAAAATATGTTTTACCTATGGAATAATCTTTTGCCGCCTTTTCAATATCTTCTCGTTTCATTCTTCAACTCCTTTCTGTTCTGTTTTGAGCCTAATTAGGCTACATCGTTAATACTAATTTCTCCTTTCAAAACTCGCTCTACCTGTCTGTCGATTATCTCTTGAAACTCTATCTGGCAGATAAGCGAGCAATCCGGTATAATCTCTTCTACTGGGTCTCCCCGCCACGTTGGTAGTTCATCCAAGAAGATGCGCCCGTCTTTATCTTTCAAGCAGGTAGCTCCAACATCACGCTCAATCTGCGCCATTTGAGCAAATACTTCCGGGAAGTCCTTCCGGATTTTATTCCAGTATCCCATACCACCTTTCACGCAACCGATGCAGTTGTTGTTATTGTATCCCATCTTGTACATAGCGGGGATTTCAATACCAGCTTTCCAAAGCATACCCATCGCATCCGGCTTCGTAATCTGCTTTTCAATTAGCGGAAACAGTGGCTTTGTGTTTGGGTACTGCTGTTTTAATCGGATGGCTCGGTTTATCTCTTTAGGGTCGTAATCAAAGCCCCAAACTTGACCGTCCCAAGAACCAAGTTCCTTTTCCAACTTGTAACGGACTCGCTTTTTTAACTCAAATGTACAAGCTGCTCCAGTAGTCCCATTGATGTACCGTTTTTTAATCAGTACATCTTCTACGTTGGAATACTTATCGCTGCGAATGGTGTGTATTGGCTGACCGTACCATCTTTCACAATCCGCAAGAAATCGGGCGTTATCAAGATGTCCGGAGCCAGTCTCTATGTAGTAAACTTGCACATCATCGTACAAGCTCAACGCTATCTTACAAGCTACTGCGGATGTTACACCGCAAGAAAACCATGCTATTATCATTTTATTCCTTTCTTGTTCTTTATTGAATGTTTTCATTTATGTAGTTTACAATCTTTCCCAACTTACTGGAAGAGAAAAGTTCACGATTTAATTTCCGCTTACCTTCTTTCCATTCGTGGAATAATTGGTAATATGGTGGATTTAACGTACGGTCAATCTTTATACAGTATTGATTAGTCCCATACTCAGTTATAAGGCTCTCAATGTATTCGTTTGAATTATCTTGATCGGTGACAAATACCATCTTATCAGTAGCAAGTATCATATTTTATCTCCTTTCTTTATTGATTTGAATCACTTTTTTATTACAACTGCCATAGTGCTAACAGTCGTTCCACTTTCCTTGAATTCACCTGCTCCGATTTCAAAAACTTCTCCATGAACCTCTTCCAACCATTTCCGGAACTCAACACATTTCTTTTCAGATGCGAATTTCCAATGCTGGCTGGTAATAGCAGCAAGAGTTCCACCTTCTTCCAAGCGTTCATACATAAGCCTTACATGGTCAATATCCTGATTACCGGAAAACGGAGGATTAGCAATAATTTTAGTGTAATGTCCTACACTATCTTTCGTAAAATCTTCATCAAGCAATATTACGTTATCAAGTGCATGAAGAAACTCTCTGTTTTCCGGCATCAGTTCATAGCATTCAACTGTTACTGACGGGCACGACCTATGAATCGCTTTTATCAGAGCGCCACGTCCGGCACTCGGCTCTAATACTGTATCATCCTCATATATCCCTCCGGCAAGCATAACCAGCCAGTCGGCAACATCAGCAGGCGTTTCAAAGAATTGAAAATCTTTTTGTAAATCGCATCGCTTACTTTCTTTCAAAATGGAGAACACACGTTCCGGATTAAAAGGGAATGTAAATCCCTGTATCTTACCTCCCTGCCATAAGCCGCCAGCTTCTTCTATCCATTTCTTTGCTTCAGCATAGGATTTCTTATTGAATTGTACTTTCGGAAGTTTAAGAACACTATCCTCAAGAGTACAATGCTTCAATATTTCTTCCACATTCCATTTCTTACCTTCATCAGCCTGCTTTTTCTTTTCGTCGGCCGGAGCATCCGGCGCTAACAGTGAAGATATTTTTTCTACAACCATATTGCTCGCATCCATGAAGGCATTGACGCAAGATAGTGCTTCCATGAGAAATTCAGTATCAACATATCCGGCAGCGTCATAAACATCTATACCTTCAGTCATATTCGACAATTCATTGAGCTGAGCTACACTACCACGTAACGTTTTTATTAAAGTCTCTTTGTTGTTCATCATAACTTTTCTGTAAATAAATTCTTGTCGTATCTACACTACCATGACCGAGAAGGTCTGCTAATTGAATTACATCTTTGGTTTTCTTCAGGAACATTTTAGCAAAGAAGTGCCGGAAGGCGTGAGCGTGCATTTTTTTTGAATCGATACCGCAATGTTTACCCCATGCTTTCAGGTGCTGAGAAAAACCTCTTTGAGTCAACGGTCCGAATCTCCCGACAGCAAGAGTACCGGATTTGCCTGTCTCCTTTATATAGTCCTTCACCTCCCTCTGCAATTGCTTCTGGAAAAAGAAACGTCGATACTTGTTCCCTTTCCCTTTCAGAACAACTTCACCGGTCGCTATATCCTCCCACGTGAATTGCTGAAACTCCGAGAGCCGGGCCCCTGTAGTACCCAATACCTTAATGAAGAAATAGTAATCCTTGTTGAGTTTTGTTTTAAGATACTCCAGTAACCGATTATATTCATCTTCGGTAGGAACATTAGAAATATCTAACTTACGTTTCATTTTAGGCCTCTTCAATTCTATCGGCTTTTTCATCCATTTAGAGAACTTCTCAATGGCTGTAATACGTAATCGAATGGTGGCAGGAGAGAGCTTCGCCTCTTCAAGGCTTTTTATAAATCGCCTGCAATTCTCCATATTCAGTTCATTGGCGTATTCGAAGTATTGCTTAAGAGAGGTGTGATAGATATCAACTGTATGTGATGAATAATCATTGTTATCAGTCAACCATATTATGAAATCATGGAGCAGTTTCTTATTTTTCTCTGAAATAACCTCAAGTTTCTCCAAAGGTTTTACAGCCTTTTCCCGTCGGCCATATCCGATTTTAAGATAAGACAATAAATCACAAACAGCCGCACACATAAACGAATGGCGCACCATAGCATCCGCATTTTTATGTTTATATTTCAAATAACCGCGGCGATTGATTTCTTCGGCGCTCTCAAGAAAATCCGTTACATACTTGATATACTTGCCAATGGAATCATAGTTCTTTCCTGTTGTATACAGGTATGATATGTAATCTACCAATATTTGTTTTCGTTTATCATCCATTTCCATTTAATATCAAATCACACCAAGTATTATCATTCTCAAAGAACCACTCAAAACCACAAGCTTTGTGTTTGCCGGGTTTCTTATGGCAGATATAACTAATCAAGGACGGGCTGACCCCTGTTGCCTTGCCTGCATCTTGAATAGAAGGGAAGATACCACACAGTTGACCATTTTTTATAGCTACTACACTTTTCCGATTCATGCCAGCACCCGTCTTGTGCCATGCTCCACGTCCTTTTTCCAAATTCTTTAAGCATCTACGTTTACTCCATCTTGAATGGAATTTCAACTTCTTCCCCTTGTTATGAGGGGTGTGACCTTTCAGGAACCTGCCATTTACCAAATTTCTTGTAGGACGTTCTATGGGTATATATAATTCACTCATTTCTGATTTGTTATGAATATCAATTATCAAATATATGCGCAAACACACTCTTCTCATCAGCCAGCTCCAACCCAAGCTGTGAAAGGAACCGCTTGATGTAATTATAAAACTCGAACATCTTCTTATCATCGTCTCCGCACCGGTCTACCAACAATCTGATAAACGCAAGAAGGCAATCGGAGTCGTTTCCAAAATTCTCCTGTGTGGAGAACTGGGTTTTGTCAACGTCCTGTTTCAATTTACGAATAGAAGCTATAGCTGTGTTGAAGTTACGTTTCGCATCGTGGCGTAATTCATAGCCTTGCTTCCCCATTTCACTTCTCAAATCATAGAGAAGGGTTTCTACAACATCTGTCAACACATAGATTAAGTTGAGGGTAGTATTAAGATTTGTTGTTCCTACTAACATGATTTATTATACATTTATCGATTCCACTTATGCGCCATGAACTTTTTGATGGCTGCTTTACTTTAGTGTATAACGAGCATCGTTTGCACATAGGCTTCAGATGTCTTCCGTTGTAATGAATGCCGTTACAGATTACCGGATAACCTTGAAGTATCATCTTCGTGAAGAGCCTTTTAATTCGATGACGTTAAAAAGCTGGAGAATCTTCTTCATCACTTACCATTCCACTTGAAATGGGGATATTATCCAACTCATAAAAACATGTAGTACAAGCATTGAAGCCGCAAATAAATTTCAGCAAACCAATATTTCGACCTTTCGCAATATCTATCATTGCCGTACCTCTTGTATCTACGTGGGAAAAATCTCCCGGATATGATTTACCTTTCACTTCCGGACGGTAAACCAACATGACCACATCTGCAGCTTCTGCTATCTGACCGCTATCCCGTAATCTTGCTAAAGACGGAACCGGATTCATATTGTCCCTGTTTAATTGAGATAAAGCAATAATCCAAATGTCTAACTCCTTAGCAAGATTCTTCAATCGCCTTGCCACATCTCCCATTTGTTGCTCCTTGTTGGCTCCCTTCATGTTTACGTTAAGAATCTGCAGGTAGTCAACAATAGCGCCATCTATTCCGAATTTAAGTTTCATATACCGGATAGATGAAAGAATAGTGTCAATATTGGAGGTGCTACGATCATCGAAATAAATACCCTTTCCTGATATTTTCCCGATTCCCTTGTCTACAGATTGCAACTGGGATTCTGTCAAACGGGAATACATGATCTCATTTGCCGGCACTCCGCTTTCCATGGAAAGAATACGAGCCGTTATTTGTTCTTTTTTCATCTCCATCGAATACATGGCTACCTTGGCGCCTAAAGATGCCGCATTTCGCATGATAGATACCGCTAGGCTCGTTTTCCCCTGACTAGTCTCACCGGCAATGATTATCAAGTCCGATTTTTGAAGTCCTCCCGATTTGTTGTCTATCTTCTCAAATCCGGTAGGAGTGCCGGTCAAAGGCTTTCCGCCATTCAAATTCTCGTTTATCATGTGATATACACTCTCAAGCCCTTCGTTTATAGTTGATATTACGCTGCTGCTTGATTTGAAAAGAGAAGATAGTTGGTCAGAAACAGTATTGGTTACATCCAATATATCCTCTGATTCAGTATATGAGTTTGAAACAAGATATTGCCCAATCTCATAAAATTTCCGTCTGATGGCAAGGTCATGGAGACGAGCGGCATACTGTCCCAAATCAAACGTTTGGTTAGAAGCTATGCTTACAAACAGATATGGCTCAAATTTAATACCGTTAGCAACCAGCTTATTCTTTACCGTAATCATATCCGGTCTGTCACCAGAAGATGCGACCTGAATAATTGCCTTATAAATTTCCTGATGAAAGGAGTTATAGAAGCATTCTTTGCTCAACATCTCCCTCACTTCTTCAAAAGCATCACGGTTTATCATTATAGTGCCAAGGACTAGCTTTTCGGCATCCTCATCACGTAATTGCACGTTAACTTCCATATTCTTTCTTAGCCCATTTTAAAAACGTCAGATATACGCTAGTATACTTTTTAGGAGCATCCTTGTAATTATCCATGCTTTGAAGTATATCAACTATCTGATCGTATGAATACTTCTTTTTTAGTTTCAGAAACTCCTCTTCGGTTATTTGTCTTTGAAGTTTAAGAACATTAGGAGTATGTTCTTTGAGCCATTCATTAAATCTTTCATAATCGGATTTTGGAGGACTTTCTTTCTTATCTACGTTAGTAGATTCTTTATTTATATTATTATCATTTACATTATCATTATCATTAGGTTTTTCTTTGGTTTCTTTTTGGTTATTGTTTGGTTTTTCTTTGGTTTCTTTCTTTAAAGGTCGACCACCTTTACAACCATTATCAAATCGTTTGTTATTCACATCAATTTGAGGTTTTATCAATGTGAAGATACTACGAGCAACCGGCTTTAGATTATCAGTTTCCTTACCATATAGGCTATACTCCATTATAGCCGTGTAAATCTCACCCTGAATATCTCTCTGCAAATCTTTGATTGCCTCGTAAAAACTTCTATAGAAAATAAAACTATCTCTCATGCTGCCTTCCCTCCCTTTTTGATATGTAATTTTATTAGGTAGTAAAGGTTAAATTCTCCACTTCTAGGGCATTTCGGAATGTGCTCTATCTCATTGATTACTTCTTTTATTGATTTCATATTATTTGATTTTAGATTTTACTTAATAAAATAGCTTCTCTCCCTTTTTGCGGAAAGTGAGGTAGCCCACATATAGGCTACCAAACACGATTAATATTTCAATCATGGCTGTTATCTTTTGATTATTCCCGTCCTTCTATATTCTTCCCATTTATCGTACTGTTTCGTTTTAACGAGATAATGGAAACATGAACACTTTAGCTCTACTTCCTGTCGCTCGATTATTCTAGTCCAGCGGAGAGCCTCCCTTGTTCGTTCAAGCTCTTTTTCAAGTGCTGCTATTCTTCGTTTGTCTGCTGCGCTTGATTTGGCTACTTTCGGCAGCACTTCGGCTGTCTTGTGGAATACTTCACGATACACATCGAATACAGGACGAACCTTGCGGGCGATGAAGTATTCAAGGCAGGAGACGGAGAGGTAGTAGTCAATCTTATTTTGCCCGCCTCTCGTTCGCTCACCATTTTGGGCGAGCGGCTGATAATCAACGCCTTCTATGAAATTTTCTTTTAAAGCTCGTACAGCCTTGTCTTTTGCTGAATAGCACAACATCCAGCAACTATCAAGGTTTACAGGATAGGTTATTTCCATTTTGGAAATAGCCAGAATAGTTTTGAAATAACGTTTGATTTCTTCGGTTGAAGAAGATAATGATAAGATGCACGTGTCGTGTGCAGACGTGAGTCTACAATTTACTATACTTCGATTGCTGCTCAATTTCATCAGGTTTGGCATTCTGTGAATGAAATTTGAGTTATTAAAAAAAGAAAGGCTATCGCCTCTCCAAGTCGCCAAACCTGATACACATTATTGGAATGAGTATCCACGAGAGAACAATAGCCTTATATCTTTGTGGTATAAGTATCTAATGGACATAAAAAAGCCCATTCCAAATAAATATGTTAATGCAGGTTTGGCGTACTTGCACCGCAAAGATACACTCAAATTTCAAAATACCAAATGAAAATCTTATTTTTTAATCCAAAGTTTTAATCATTATCTCCACACGTGGATTTTCCTTGTCTACAAACTTGCGTGCATGAATAAGACAACAATTGTTATCATTCTTAATACATTTGATTCGTTGGAGTACATCCAGTTGTAGTTTTAATACATTATCAAGATCACTGCGTTTACTTGGGTAGTACACATCAATGTAGAACTCAAACGGTTCGTTGATATTCAAATCCCTCAACTTCCCTGCCTGCCAAATAAAGGATTCCTCATACTTTTTCAATGCAGAAGTTTTGGCTAGGCATCCGTGCCCGTTGATTGATACTATCTTGTAACAATTAGCCTTAGAAGGAGCGTTCCCTTTAATTATTGTCTTATATTCCATGCTTTCCAATTAAAAGCCCCGAAGCGTATTCTCCGGGGCACAACCATTATTTACTAACCCTTGCCATTTATGTGTGGCTAACATTTATGTGGGACAAGCAGGAGTCGAACCTGCACAAGTATCGTCCGGATAGGTTTTCGACTAAATTTACTCACACATCCCCGGCACCGGTCTTGATGACATCCATTCTTATGTACACTCAGAATTTCCGTTCATTTAGTCTTAGCGCCCTATGACCATTTTGTCCCATGTTCGCCCGCCAATCTTCACAGACAAGCAGACTGGGGTAAAAGGTTAACAAAGCTATCTTAACAGCTCACTTTTGCGGATTATAGCCCTACCGGTTACAATAGTATTTTCCATATTGTGAGACAATGTGCTTTGTTTGATGCCTATCTGATCTTCGGATAAATGCCGGAAGATACCCGTTACCGAACTGAAGTAATAGTTCCGCTTTTCGAAGATCAGGTAGACGTGGATTACTTTAGTTTTTCGCATTATTTTCACCAAACTTATGTTGTTGACACCAATTTGATTTAATAACCTTAAAACCACCAATTCCACAACGAAGATTCTTCTCACGCTCCCAATAACTTCCAGGAACAAAAGAAGGTTCTTTCACTATCTCACTTGTAAAGTGAAGACAATTATTACAGCATGGGCATTTCTTCTGGAACCCTTGCTTTTCTCTGTTTTCTGATTGTTTACTCATTTGGCTTTATTTTATTTCAAAACTTCCAAATAACAGCTATTTGGAATAATACCTTCTAATATCCAGTTTTATTTAATCTCATTGCTTCCTTCTCGTAACTCAACAAAGTGCGTAAAGCATCTAATTGATGCGTGCAGGCAGCATTAAGCCGGTCAAGCCGATCCACTAAATATGACTCATCCTCCGCTATGCTGTCAAGCAAGGCGTTTTGTACCTTTGCCGATAAGCATTGCTCTTTCGCTATGGCGATGATGGTATTGCTTATTTCTGTAGATTTCTTCTTCCGGAGCAGCTTCTTCGCATCCGCAAGCATTTCACCGGACCGGTTCAAATACACCATTATGACTGATATTCTCTCTTGTATCTCTACCGGATTATTTGAGCAGGTAATATTCAGGTAATCGTTTATTTCGTTAATCTCTTTTTCCATAAATCCATTACATTGTCAATCCATTTGTTAACCATAGATATTCTTTTTTCTATAAGCTTAAAAGTCATATAGTCCGGTAATATCCTCACAATATGGATAGGAATACTTTGAAAAGGACAATAAACAACAAAATCACACCATTCGGCACCAGTTACCATTATGTGAGATTGACACTGGTAAAAATATTCTGGTTTTATCAACAGTAATCCTGCGTTATCAATTACTTCCGTACTATACTTCATAAAAGTATCCTGATCCGGGCATTTGATTTCCAAAACGCCTTTTTCTCCTTCGTCACTGCAATAGAATCCATCAGGAGAAGAGCCAAAAAAAGGTATGGATGGGTGTAAACAGAAACCTGTTTCAATCATATTGCATCCTTTTATCCTATTATAGATATTACGAGCTTCCGGCTCTCTTTTATTCCCCCATTCAATAGCCTTTGATGATATTCCAACTCGCATAAGATATTTTTCGAATGCATTGTCATCATTCACAATATCCGGATTCATAGTTCTTTCAGCAACTAACTGATACATATAAGATATTGCAGTCCCGCCAAACTTTTCCTCTTTCTTTCTACCAGATTTCATCAAGTCACCGACACGTGAGCCGGTGACATGACCTAATCGTTTACGATACCATTCTAAAGAATGTTGAGCTTCCATTGTTACATAAATTTTAAACAGATTGCTTACTTTGGATTTCGTTGTTTTCTTCAGACTCCGTATCTACAACCCCGGCAGCTCTAGCAGCTATTTCTGCTAATTTATCCTTGGTAGGTATTTCAGTATATTCTACATCCTGGATATCGTCAGCTTCTTCTTTGGTTATTAATCCCATTGAAATCTCCGGGCAATATACACGTTGCCAAAAAGCAGCAGCACGATAGCGAAGCATTTGACTGGGCATTGATTGCCATTTTGAGCCGTTCTTCTTTATCCAGCCCTCTTTGTCCGCCATCCCAATAGTTATCCAATCACCATGAAGCGGTTCTTTATGTTCTTTATCAGATGACTCATAGGCAATGCAGCGACATCCATATTCCAAAGTACCTTCCTCTCCCTTAAATTCATAACGAAGTGGGGAAAAACGTCCGCTTGCGTTGATTGTCGCTATCAGAAATTTACTGCTAAAAGCTGGATTGCCATGTACGATATAAAGATTTTGCATACACATCAAAGGGTTACATCCCATTCTCATAGCCATATCCAATGCAATAACGCAGTTCCCGATATTCCCTTTATAGGTATCCGGGACGATAGTACTTTCGGTGTACATTTTTGCCATGCGTTGCATAACTTCAAATTGTTTGACAGTCTGTCCTACAGGTGTCATTGCAAATTCTGCTGCCTGTTTAGCTTGAATAATTTGCAATTCCGTAACATTCTTTTCTTCCATATTTTATATTATTTAAAGTGGTTTAAATTGCTCCCGGAATGCCGATCAAGACAAACCGGGAATAGATTACTCACACGGAATAACTTCACCATTGATTAACTTATAGTAAGTGTCAGGTTTTATAATTTCACCATCAACTCTTACAGCTTTAACTTCTTTAATCGGATACGCATTGCCATCCCATTCCCCTCTTTCTGTAAGAACTATCCAACAACCAATGCTGCCTTTAGCCTTACTATCTTTCCCTGTTACTATGGCTATTGATTCTTTTCCGGTTACTTCTGCTGCCGATCGGTATCCGGTGTTCGTCGCTGCTGATTGGTTTCCGGTGTTCGTCGCTGCTGATTGGTCTCCGGTGTTCGTCGCTGCTGAATAGTATCCGGTGTTCGTCGCTGCTGAT